CGAGCAAGATAAGTTAAGAGAAGAACTAAAGACAACACTGGCAGAGCTTACTTATGCTAAGTTGGCCGAGATAGATGCCACAATGTCTGATAATGTTGAAAAGGTTTTGGATAGTGTTCCAAATTACATTTTTGTGGGGTAATTTAGATGTCTGATGATAACAAATGGCAACAACCAAACCAGCCTCCACCACCACTTTTCACTGGAAAGAAAGAAAAGGACCTTGTAAAGCAGGTCAACGATGAAATAATTGAGAGAGTGGTGGGGCAGACGATTGTCTACTATCCAGTCAGCTTGGAACACACTAATTTTCACCATATTTATGGAGAAGCAATAGATAAGAACTTCTTAAACCCAGTTCGTGTCTATGCCATGGTTAAATATGACTCTCAAAACACTACAACGACCCCACTTGGTGTAGATAGAATAGAAAAGATATCAGTCTTTTTTCACAAAAGAAGATTAACAGAAGATCAAGACCTTTTTGTTAGAGAGGGAGACTTTATACAATACGGAGAGCATTTTTATGAGATTTTGTCCCTAGTCGAGCCAAAATGGCTGTACGGACAAGTAGATTCAAAATTTGAAATCGGCGCAACGTGCGTAAGAGCCAGAGAGGGACTGTTTAATGCCTAAGGTACCAGTAGAAGATAGCTTGGTGAGGAAGGTACATTTTGAGCCTTCTACCGTTGAGACTATAGACAAGTCTATGTTGAACTATTTGCAGGCTCTTGACCTTTTCTCCAACACAAACGAGGGCTGGAAAAAAGTTCCGGTAGTTTGGGGCAGCGCTGAGCGCTCATTTCAGGCAAAAAATGATAAATCAATCAGGGATGCTCAAGGCATGCTGCGCTTACCAATCATAACACTAAGAAGAGTTTCGATGGTAAAAGATATGCAAAGCAAAGGTGTATTTCAGGGTAATATCGCAGAAGAGAAAGATGAGCAGGGTGGCTCTATACCAGTCTCAAGAGTAATATATCAAGAAAAAACATCAAAATTTGCTTCTGCTGATTCATTAAGATTACATAAACAGTTAAATTATCCTAGAGAAAATGCTAAAATTGTATACAGAACAATATCGGCACCGATGCCTGTAAATGTTACCGTAATGTATGAAGTTACTATAAGGACTGAGTATCAACAACAAATGAACGAACTTATGTTGCCTTTTGTTACAAATCCTGGTACTATAAATTATATTAGATTGTTCGAGGGCGAACATAGGTTTGAAGGCTTTATACAAGGCGAGTTTTCCAACAATGATAATGTTTCAGACTTTTCCGCAGACGAAAGAAAATTTGAACTAAAGATACCTATAAAAGTGATTGCTTATCTTGTAGGTCAGAAGGACAACAGAGATAAACCTCACTATTCAATTAGAGAGAATGCAGTGGAAGTAAAGATACCAAGAGAAAGAATCTCGTTAAACGAAGTTCCAGAGCATGAATTCGGTGCTTATTACGGTTTAGCAGGTTTAAATAATTTGGACAAATTTATCGTACCAGGTTTTCCAGAACCATTTGTTTTTTCTAATGTACCGGCAGTTGGAGCCAAGTCTTCTGGAGCAACTACAACTGGAGACTCTTCCACTTCCGGAAACATTGTAACATCAGAAAACTTTAGCGAAACTTTATCTAACAACATGGTTATAAGAGAACAATTAAAGGATGGAGGAACTACACCATCGAACAGAACACAATTCACTATTACAGCAGCCACTGTGAGAGCAAATACTGAGTCTTTATATGTTAATGGTATATTGCAAGCTGTCGGCGCTGACAATGATTACACAATAAGTGGAAATACTATCACTTTTACCTACAATATAGAGGATGAAGACTCTATTTATGTAACATACATTAAATCATAGACGTTTTACTATTAAGAAAGGAGTTACAAATGTCTGAAGAACAAAAACAAGAACAAGAGAAAAATGCACCAAGCACAGAAGAGATTATTGAGCTTGAATGGGAGGAGGTCGAAAATATATTTAATATTAGAAATGCATGGCTAGATGCAGACTCTAGATTATCTTCCTTGTTGCTAAATCTAGAAAAGCAAAAGGTTGTCCTTCTTGCCCGCTCACAGGAACTTGAGGCCCTAATGTACGAAACGGGATCTAATTTGAGAGACCAAAAAGAAATTAGTGACGAAGTTACCTACGAACTCAAGTTACCATCCGCCCCCGGCGAAAAAGGCTACTTTGTCAGGAAAGATTCTTAGTTTATAGCTGCAGCTTACTATTTACTTTTGCATGATAAGTTAAAAAACCGGGGAGAGAATTATGTACACAACAAGTGACATAGGTATTGCAGCATATCTTCAATTAAGAAAATTTAAACTAGTCGAGTGTAGAAGACTAGAAACTGGAAAGTTTCATTTTGCTTTTGAAGATCCAAATAGCCAATGTGCTGTTGTTGCGCTAGAATTTTTAGATTCAGACTTTTGTAAATTTGATAACAATGTAAGAAACTTAAAGAAAATTCTATTCTCTTGACCTAATCAAAAACTAATTATAAGCAGACGTTCGTTAGCTTCATTAAAATAACATTTCCTCACATTCTATAACATCCCATATCCTTCTATTTTATAAAATAATATTATTTTTTATCCAATAAAATTTATTTTTGTGAAATTCATATATAGGAGGAAAAATATATGTCTCAATTATATTTGACTGGTGCATTAGCAAGTGCTGCTTCAGCATCAGTCGTACAGCAGATAAACGGACAGACAACTGGGCATGATAATGCAGATACATTCTATGAAAACTTGTCTCTTGGTTTATCTCCTTCGGCAGAATATATGTTGGCAACCACGCTGTATGGAACTGGAGCTTTTGATGGCTACGGAGCACCATACCAGCCAGCGCTTTTGGTGTATCAATCATCATCAGCTTCAGGTTATGGAATTGTAGAAGAAATACACTTAAAAGGCTATTACGATCTTGATAATGGCAACATAAGGTATGACGCCGGCAAAAACCTGACGGCTGCACAATTTATTTCCAACACTGAGATTCTGCACGCCGGTGGACAATTAGACCTTGACAATACAGGTCAAGGTGGCACCGAGGCGACCCAAGGATACTTTATGCAAATTACCGGTTCTGGTAATAGCTGGGGTATTCACAATTATTTGACAGGGAATACCTCGCATACCACCACAGCTCAATCTCGTGGTGTAAATGGTAGTCAAGCAAATGTAATCGGTCGATTTGGTGTTCAAAGTGGGGGCACACAGATCAAGACAAATAACAGATTCGGCAGCGCTGCACCCACGCGCGCCGCAAGCTTTTTTGGGTTCATGGACTCGAACGGTGCACCTGAAAACGTGGTAACTTGTTTTCAGTCTTCTTCTGGAGACGGATGGACCTTTCATTCTCAGTTTGGTCCGGCTGACTTAACAGCACCAGGCGGCAGCGCATTCGGCAACGTCAGCTCACTTTACGTGAAGGATGTTGCTTGGATTTCTGAAACTGAAATGGTAATTATCTATCATCACTATGCAACTTCTAATGCCAAATCTCACAGATTAGTTTTAGAATATGTAGACGATGAATGGAGAGTTACTACAACAGGTATTACTATTAACAACAACACATATTATCGCCATGAGTTGTCAAACGCCATGGAAAATGAAATACTTCATGGTAGAAGCGGCCACCGTTTCGTAGAGTATGATGATGTCAACGAAAAAGTCTGGGTTTGGTACACACAGGCCAATGATGTCAATGTGGAACAATATGCATCCGGATCTGGATGGTTGCAAAAGTTCTACCCTACTGGTAACAACAATCAATCTCACAGTCCAGATTCAAAGGAGGATTTTGATTATGCCCCTGGTCCTAGCGGTGATGGCCACACTAGAGAGTACGCTTGGGCAAGCTTGAAAAACTCCCAAATGTGGGTAGATAGCAATGGAAATATGAGTGCTATCTCTTTATTTGGACCGAGCAGCGACTCGTACCTAAATGACCACTTGTCATCTCTTGTTTATGCTGAGTCTGGATCTTCTGGCTTTAATCACTCACTATCAGTGAATAATCCACTTGTGATTCGTTCAGATCAAGTCTTAAATGCAGATACACTATTGTCTGGCGCTCTGAGCACTCCAGCTGGCGGCATTCCGGTAGCTCAACAATACCCGGGTGGCTTAAATTCGGACGGTGGTGGCCATCAATTTGCATGGAACTCGTTGTATGGTGGTGATGGTAATACACTAATATACAAAGAAGGTGCTTCTTCGGGTCAAACACCCGGTCGATTGGCAGTTGTTGATCTAAATGCGTTTCCAGCATCAAATCCAAGTCTTGACGACTCGGTTTCAGAGACTGTTGGCTCATCAGGTGGCACTGTAAGAGCGGGTGGAACTCAAAACTCACCTAAAGTTACAGTAACAATCCCAGAGAATGCGCTTGGCGCAAATACTTCAATTACTGCAAATGTTGAAGAAAGTAATAATCAGGGCTTGTATGCAATCGATGCCGGTGGTGATGAAGCACTGTCTCCGTTGATTAGGTTAACACCACATGGACAAATTTTCAGTTCACCAGTTACAATTTCGTTTAGTTTAGAAGGGTCAGCAGCGGGCACATGCCCATCAAATCTACAAATTTGGAAAAGAAACACTGAGACTTCGTCTTGGTATTTATTACCTAGTAATTTGTACAGTTGTTCAAGTGGTACTATTACCGTTACAACAACTAGATTTAGCGATATGTTAGCAATAGGAGGAAAAAACATGGCTAGAACTAAATTAAATAATATTCAGATCGCCAGATTGGAAGATTCCAATATGGTATTGGCTGAATCACTTAACATTACAGGGTCTGGAGAAAGTTATATTTTAACAACACAAATCCAAGACGACTCTGCTTTTATTATTCAAAGCGGCGGTTTCGCCGCCCCAGTTTCCGCTTCTGCATTGGCAACATATTTTGCTAGTGAGACAGGCGTAAACATTACAGAGAAGAGTGACAACACTGACTACAGAATTGTGTTTGTGGACTCTTCTGACAACACACAGACAGCGCTTCTCGCTGATAGTGATGCTGCACATCTTAAGTACAACCCGAGCAGTAACACTTTAACAGTTGCTGGGACAGTATCTGGTGGCACGCTCACTGACGGTACCGCTACCATTACTGGTGGTGCAATAGCAGCAGTGACAACCGTTTCGGGGTCTGGTCAATTTTCGATGTCCCACATCGATCTCGACGGAACTCTTAACGCCGGCGGCAAGGTCACCGTAGTCGGTGTCTCTGATCTAGACGGCGGAATTGACGTCAACGGTTCAAAGTTCACTGTAAGCACCGCTGGTGCAGTCGTAGCTGACAGTACCGTCTCTGGTGCCGCAGGTACCTTTGACGCCCTTGCTGGTACTTCACTCGCATTACAGTCGGGTGGTATAACTGCTGCTGGTGCAATCGCCGGTGCAACTACCATAGCGGCCTCTAGTAATGCTACGATAGAAGGTATCGTTTCTGGTGCAGCCGGTACCTTTGATGCGCTAGGTGGTACATCACTTGCATTGCAGAATGGTGGTATCACGAACGCTGGTGCAATCGCTGGTGCAACAACCATCGACGCATCAGGAGACCTAACAGTTGGCTCCATCACGAATGCAGAATTTACTGTTGATGCAAGTGGTAACACTGATATCGATGGTACTTTGAATGTTGAAGGTGTACCAACTTTCCAAGCTGGAGCAGTCTTCTCTGCTGGCATCACAACAGCCAATGCAATCGCTGGTGCAACAACCATCTCAGGTTCGGGTGTCATTTCAGGTCTCAGCTTAGACATCGAAAAAGGCGCAGACTTTAACAACGGTGGCTTGACCAACGCTGGTATCATTTCAGGTGTATCCCAGTTAACAGCTTCGCATGCAAGAGTTACAAACCTTGACGTTGTTACAATCAACTCAATAACACAGACAGAAACAACACTTGAAGTGTCTGATAAGCTTATTGTTTCATCACTTTCAGGATCAGCTTCTGATTCAGATGGTGGTGGTTTACAAATCGGTGGTGGCGCGAATTCAACGGGCCATGCTTCTGTGTTATGGTCTGATGGCGACGATGCTCTCGATTTGAATATTGGTAGCTCAACTGTTGCACTCGTCAAAGCTGCAGGCTTTGAAGTAGCAGGTACAGTTTCAGGTTCAGGTCAATTGACAGCACACAATATTTCAGCAGGCCAAGGAGCCCTGACCGTTTCGCAGCTTGGTATTGTATCTGGTTCGACTTTCTTTGACATGGTTAAAGATAAGCTTCGTATTGATGGCCAGGCAGTTACAACAACAGCTGCAGAGCTTAACAAATTAGATGGTGTTACAGCAACAACAACAGAACTTAACTATGTTGATGTCACCACTATTGGTACCGTCGACGCCTCAAAGGCAGTTGTAGTAAATTCAGATAAGGATGTTACAGGTTTTAGATCCTTAACAGCTTCTGCGAACATTGTTGCCAATGCTTTCTTTGGTGATGGTTCTGGTCTTTCTGGTGTAGGTGCTCAGGTCGCTGCTACAGACGACTCAACACCTTCTGGCGCAGCAACGCTTCCACTGGTTTTCACCTCTGGTGCAGCTTCGGCAGCGAACTTATTTGTGGATCCAGGTGAACTTTCATTCAATCCTGGAACGAATGCTCTTTACGTAACAGGTGCACTAACAGCAGGTGGTGCTATAGCAGCTGAAGGTAATATTTCAACTTCTGGATCCGTTACAGCGGGCAGTGGTGTTGCTGCTAATGGAGCAATATCTGCAGCAACAACTGTTTCTGGCTCTGGTACATTTTCGATGTCTCACATTGATCTGGATGGAACTCTCAACGCTGGTGGCAAAGTCACTGTAGTTGGTGTTTCTGATCTAGACGGCGGTATTGACGTTAATGGATCGAAGTTCACTGTAAGCACCGCTGGTGCGGTCGTAGCTGATAGTACCGTTTCTGGTGCAGCAGGTACCTTTGACGCACTAGCAGGTACATCTCTCGCCCTTCAGAACGGTGGTATTACAGCTGCAGGTGCCATAGCAGGCGCAACAACCATCGATGCATCTGGCGACTTGACCGTTGGTTCCATCACAAACGCTGAGTTCACCGTTGATGCAAGTGGTAACACTGACATTGATGGTACTCTAAATGTTGAGGGTGTGCCAACTTTCCAAGCTGGAGCAGTATTCTCTGCTGGAGTTACAACTGCAAATGCGATCGCTGGAGCAACAACCATATCAGGTTCAGGGCAGTTGACTGTTCATAACATTTCAGCTGGCCAAGGCGCCGCGACGATTACCCAGACTGGTATCGTGTCGAGTTCAACGTTCTTCGATGCGATCAAGGATAAATTGAGAATCGACGGCCAAGCAGTCACAACGACAGCAGCGGAACTTAACATCGTTGACGGCAACACATCAGCTGCATCGGTTACGCTTGTTAACACTGACGGCGTTGTTGTGAACGATGGAGGTACCATGAAGCAGGCACTTGTAAGTGATTTTGCGACATACTTAGCGTCTGATGGTTTAACAATTTCTTCAAACAAGATCGTAATTGATTATGTTGAAGATATTGCAACCAAATATCAGAGAGGTTCAATCCTGACAGCGAACGGACTAACAGCTTCACTGTCTCAAACCCCATTGGATGATTCACTTCAAGTGTATCTCAATGGTATGTTGCTTGTACAGTCCGGGTCTGCAGAGATAAGCTCCTCTGCCGGTGGCATCGAGGCAATCTTTGACTACAAGTATGTCGATGCCGGTGGTTCGGACCAAACAGTCATCTTTGCCCAGGCTCTCGATGACGACGATGTTATCCAACTCAAGTACATCAAGAAATAATAACCTCACCTAACAATCCCACCCAGCCCGGTTTTCACCGGGCTTTTCTTTTTCTTGATGCCGTTGCTAGAAAGAAAAACTATTTATTAAGTAAAATAACATTTACTTTCGTTGTTTAAGGAGATAATAGTATGGCAGCTAGAAAATTTAAGTTTGTCTCACCTGGTGTATTTTTAAAAGAAATTGATAATTCACAACTACCAAAACTTCCGGGAAACATAGGTCCGGTTATCATAGGTAGAGCCCGCAGAGGCCCAGCCATGAACCCTGTAAAGGTTAACTCGTATGCTGAATTTGTGGAGGCATTTGGGGAACCAATCCCTGGTAACCAAGGTGATGATCCTTGGAGAGAAGGTAACGGGCTACTTGCGCCTGCTTATGCAGGGTATGCCGCAAAAGCTTACCTAGCTTCAGACATACAATCACCTGTAACAATGGTAAGGCTTTTGGGTGTCGAGGGCGATAACGCTACCGACCAAGGCGCCGCGGGCTGGAAAGCTTCTAGTGCATATGCACTTGTAACTTACCCTTCAGGGTCAATTAGTGGTTCCGCTCACAATGTGTCTGCGATATTTTATACAATCGGAGACACAAAAATTCAAGCACTCGGTACTATACCCAATAGAGTCACTACCTACACGGCCGACAGTCCGGCTCCAAGTGGATCAGTTGTAAAGACAGATGAAACAGGGGCATTCGAAATTCTTGTAGATAATGCATCAACCAAAAAAGTTTTTAAGGTTGACTTTGTAAAAGGCAGTAAAAATTATATAAGAAGTGTCTTAAATACAAACCCAGTCATGACTAATCATACTATTTCTAGTGTTGTGTCTGGCACCATGGCGGCAGACTTTTGGCTGGGTGAAACGTTTGACGATGTCATACCTTCAACTGCAGTAAAGTATGGATACATATTGAAGCTTCAAAATGAAGCTTTGTATAATTTGGCAGATTTAGAACTCCCAGCAACGGCTGCGCGCTCAGGCTGGGTCTTTTGCCAGGATGAAGGAAGAAAAGAAGATTTTGATCCGCTTTCTCAAGATAGATTGTTTAGGTTTATATCTCTGTCAGAAGGCGAGGAATCTAGCAAGGATATTATTGTTGCAATTGAGGACCTAAGAATTCCTCAAGAAGGCGATACAGATCCTTATGGTTCTTTCACTGTTTTAGTAAAGAGAATATACGGCACAAGAGTTGAGGTTGTAGAATCTTTTGTGGACTGTAATTTAAATCCAAACTCAGATAGATATATAGGTCGTCAAATAGGTGATCAATATTTCCAATGGTCTTCTACTGAAAAGAGAAATAAGGTTTATGGAAACTACATAAATAATTCTAAATATGTACGAGTTGATATAGAGACAAATGTAGATCAAGGAAACTTGTCACCATCTAAGGTTCCATTTGGATTTTATGGACCAATCGTTCCGGCAGATATTAAACTTTCGATAACTGGTGGCACCTTGACTGCAGCTTCCAATGTTGGCAGCGCGGATGCTTTTATTGACCAGCTTCAGCCTTTAAGTTCTAGTAATGACGGTGGAATTGATAATGGATCAGGCACTTGGACCATATCATGGCCAAAGTTACCCCTCACAGTCAGTGGGTCTGTAAGAGGCGATGATTATTTTGGAGATGCTGTCTATAAGCTTTCGTCAAATGAATTAACTAGCGAAGTAAATGATGGTAGAATAGATTACATTAGAAGGTTGCCAACGGGATTAGCAGCTCAGCAAATTTCAGGTCTGGCCACCGGCAACAAGGGGCAGTATACTTATACTTTTAGTTTAGATGACATTGTACTATCAGGAACCCTCGGCCCAGATGCTGCTACAACAAATGTCAAGGAGGCCGTTTATGTAAGTGGCTCTAGAGCCATTCAACAAGCGACAGCGACGGTTAAATTTGTAACTTCTAACGCAGTACAATTAGATGGTGATAATATCTCTATTACTCTTCAAGCAGTTGACGGTACTTCAAGGACCTATAGATTTAATAATGGTGGCGGCCAAGCCAATGGCGCACTGATACCTGATACTACTGATGTTATTCGAGTGAATGTCGGAGGCGAAAATACGCAAGGTGGTTTTGCTACTAAACTAAAAGAAGCAATAGAGGCCACTGCTGGACATAACGGGAAACTAGAAGCGACTTTAAGTACGGTTACAAATGCTAATGATACTGTAACTATTAAACAAAAAACGTTCGGGGCTAGTGGCAACACAACAATCCCTGCAATTCCTAATGGTGCAACAGGTAAATTTACCGTCAATGGTGATGTAACTCAAACCACTTTTACTGGTGGTGTCGGTTCTACGACTGGACTCGCATCTTATACTGCACTCAGCTCAAGTACTGCACTCTTGGAGCTTGGGTTTGATAAATTTCAGATGCCTCTAGTCGGTGGATCCGATGGTGTTAACATCAGAGAAGCAGACCCTTTTGCAAATAGAGTTCTTTTAAACGGGACGACCGCAAACAACTATGCTTTCGCTTCCGTCGATCGAGCACTTGAACTTATAAAAGACCCAGAGGTTATAGAGCATAATTTAGCTTGCATGCCTGGCATTACAAACGACGCCTTAACACTGAAGCTTGTTGAGAAATGCGAATCTAGAGCAGACTCTTTAGCAGTTATAGATCTTAAGGATGTCTACCTTCCTGCCCATGAAAAGAAGTGTGACAGCTTTGCAGATAGAATTGCCACAACACCACAGGCCGCAGCAAAAGCATTGAAGGCGCGCCAACTAAACTCTTCTTATGGTGCAACATATTACCCTTGGGTAAAGGTTAGAGATAACGAAAACTCAAGAGATGTCTGGGTACCGCCATCAGTGGTAGCGCTTGGAGTCATGGCTTACACAGAGCAAAGAGATGAAGTTTGGTTTGCCCCTGCAGGCTTTAACAGAGGTGGCTTAAACGAAGGAAATGCTGGAATCCCTGTACTACAGGTTTCAGAACAGCTTTTATCAAAGCAGCGTGATACTCTTTATGAAGCAAGCATAAATCCAATAGCATCTTTCGTGACAGAGGGCTTAGTTATCTTCGGTCAAAAGACCCTTCAGACCACACCTTCTGCACTTGATAGAATTAACGTTCGAAGGTTGCTTATATTTGTAAAGAAGGAAATTTCGAGAATAGCTTCAAGCTTGTTATTTGACCAAAACGTACCAGCAACATGGAACCGATTTTTAGGACAGGTTAACCCCTTCCTACAGAGTGTTCAAACTAGACTTGGATTGTCAGACTACAAGGTTATCTTGGACAACACAACGACAACTCCAGACCTAGTAGACAGGAATGTTCTTTATGCTAAGATCTTTTTGAAGCCGGCTCGTTCGATTGAGTTTATTGCAGTTGATTTTGTTATAACAAATACAGGTGCTTCTTTTGACGATTAAGTTGAAAAAAGTATTTGAAATGATATATACTTATAGGAGATATTAAATAATGAGTTTTTGGAATCAGTCGAGCATCGAGCCTAAAAGGCAATTTCGTTGGCTGCTTTATATAGCGGGTATGCCACAGTTTATAGTTAAGGATGTAAAGAAGCCTAGTTTTACGGTTTCTTCTACACCGCATGACTTTATAAATTACAAGTTTCACTATCCGGGAAGAGTAGAGTGGCAAGATATAACAGTCACAATTGTCGACCCTGTTCAGCCTGACTCAACTGCAAGCTTGGTGAAGATCCTCGAATCTGCAGGATATGTACTGCCAAACGAATATACTTCACAAGCTAATGAACCAAGAACTATATCTAAGAAAGCTTTTGTTGATTCCATGGGAGGTCAAATACAGCTAGTACAATTTGGCGCCAATACGGGAGCACAAGAGGAAAACGTTTTGGAGAAGTGGTCAATAAACAATCCGTTTATAACAAATGTAGACTTTGGTAGCTTGAGCTATGCTAGTGATGAGCTGGTCAACATCTCCATGACAATTAAATACGACTGGGCAAACCTAGAATTACCAGAGATTACACCAGGTAAGACTTGGACGCTAAACCCAGTCACTCAAACGATAGAATAAGAAAAGAGGTATGAATGTCTAGAAATTCTAGAAGACGGACTACAGTTCCGCAGGCCCCAGAACCCCGGGCTACCTCTCCATCTTCTGTAAGTAGGACAGCTGAAAATCCTTTTGGAATTAGTTTTGTTGTGCCAACAGAAGTTGTAGAGCTACCTTCACAAGGCAAATATTACAGCGAAAACTCTTCAATGTTTGGTAAATCTACTCTTGAAATCAAGCAAATGACTGCTAAAGAAGAAGAGATATTATCTAATATTAGTTTTGTTGAAGACGGGTCAATGATAGACAGGCTTTTATCAAGTATATTGATTGATAAAACAGTCACTCCAGAAGATATAATGGCGGCAGACAAGAATGCACTGGTGTTTGCTGCACGCAAGTCTTCCTATGGACCCGAATATAAGGTCAAACAGTTTTGTTATAATTGTAACTCTGAACAAGAATTTATATTCGATCTAACAAAGTGCAAAATCAAAACAGAAATTGATGAAGACATATTAAATGAAGAAACAACTGGTTTCTTTACGTTCGATCTGCCTCAATCAAAATTAAAAGTAACTATAAAGGTTTTGCTACCAGAAGACGAAGAGTATTTACAAGAGCAAGCAGATAGAGCTAGAAAGTTAAATATTGAACAGTCTTCAACTTTAAACTTTTTAAGAAGAATCGTGGTCGATGTAGATAATGTTACAGATCCAAAGCTTTTGAATCAGTTGTTTGAAGTTTTACCGGTTTTAGATATTAGAAAAATCAAATCAGTGTCAAATCAGATTAGTCCGTCTCTAGAAACAAATCAAGAGATTACGTGTGGTAACTGCGGTCATGTTACCGAAAGCGAGGTGCCCTTCTCGTTGGGCTTCTTTTGGCCTGAACTCTGAATTCGTAGAAAGAGTTACTTACGAAGAAATAATGTTCCTACAACACCGCGGTAAGTTTTCTTTTACAGAGGCTTACAATCTTCCTATTGCCCTTCGGAAATGGTTCGTGCAAAGAAACATCGAAAGATTAAAAGACATGAATGAAGAAGAATAAAGTACACCAGCAACATATTTATTGTGTATAATTAAAATAAACTTGTATAGGAGTGCCTTTAATCATGGGTCCTAAAGACGCAAAAGACAAGCTGGAAGCAAAGATTAAAAAGCTAATCCAGACCGAACTTAATAATAAAAATCTTGCTGAGGACTTCAAACTTGGCGGCGGCTTTTTCGATTTTCTTCAAGAAGGTGCAAAAGTATATGATACAAATGCCGAAGCTATAAGGTCTACGGGCCTTCTTTTGGATTCCATGGCAGGCCCCGAAGGCCTAGCTAAAAAATTTGCAAGATTTGCCGAAACTGGAGTTCAAATTTTTGGTGGAATTGAAAATACAACGAAAGCAGTAAAAGATTTAACTAAAAATCTAAGATCTTTTAGTTATGATCTTGATGGAACCATACAATCAAGTTTAGTTAAAACACTGGCAGTATTCAAAGAACTCGGAGTAGGAGTTACAGACTTTACAGGTATTATTGATTCTGCTCGCATAGGGTTTAATATGGCGGGCGATGATGCCCTTAAACTTGCGCGCGCTGTTGGCGCGATTGGATCAGCAACTGGCGTCGGCATGGGAGAAGCAATGAAAAACTTTAGATCTGCTCAATCAAGCATGGCATATTCTTCAGGAAAAATATTTGAAAATTTTAAAAAGTTGCAATTTACAGCTGCACAAACCGGTGTAGAGTTTGGTAAACTCACTTCTGCGTTTGGGGAGTCCATGGACACTTTTGAAGGTTCAGCCTCGAAAGCAGGAACATTAAATGCAATATTAGGCCGTTCTGTTTTTAATTCAATTGACCTGTTAGGCCAAACAGAAGCACAAAGAGTGGAAACAATAGTTCAAGGCATTAGAAAGTCTACAAATGTCCAAGCTCTATCTAGAAATAAATTTCAGTTAAAAGCTGTTGCATCTGGACTAGGCCTTACAGTTGATGAAACCCGAAAACTACTTTCAGGGCAAATGACAGTTGACCAAGCCCTGGCTCGAAAAGAATCAAAAGACCCTAGAGAAGCAGCTATGGCTAAAATGGCAGACTTATTGAATAAACATGTAAACCCAGGATTTGAATTTTTCGTTAAGCAGTTAGACAAGATGAGAACCGCTACCGCCCGCGCTGGCGTCGCCGCGAATTTCGAACAAAGAAGAGTTTTAAGACAGATGCTAGAAGGAACTGGAATTGAAACTCCAGCGGATTTATTTATCGATGCGGAAAGGGCCCTTGAAAACCTCGCAGCTCAGGGATTCAGTGGTAAAATTACGGAACTTAAAACTAGAATGGCAGCCGTCATCGGCTCTTTTGCTGAAATGAAAAACCCTTTCACATCCACCGAAGAAACAATAGACGGTAAGAAAGTCGTGACGTCAGCAGCAGAAAACCGCGCAGCTGCTTTGGAAAAACTAAAGGATAGCTTTAAAGCCTTCGGAGGTTTGCTGAAAGAGTATCGAGATCTCGACTATATGAAGCCTGTCGCACCAGATTCCGGTACTAAAGACGAGCAACGCAGTCGCAACAGAATAGACACCGAAGGCTTGTTAAAAGATTTAGAGAAAAACGTGAAAGACTTTGTAGATAATAATGTAGTTAGCAACACCCTCGCAGGCAGCACATTTATTTTGGCACTAGACAATAATTCTAGCGAGCGCTTTAAAGGAACTATTCAAGCATTCGCCGCGACAACTGAAGTCGGCTCCGATGGGAAGGTTATTCAATGATATCATTTCACAACATAGCAAAAGGAAGTAATCACTTAATAAAATTTCTACATGTGGCAACAGGAACAAGAGTTGAATTTCCAGCTTTCATAACGGAGTTCTCAGACACTTTCAATGTTTCTTGGGGTAGTGAAATGATCTTCGGACGTATGGACCCTATCAAACCATACCAGGGAACAACCAGAAGCATCAGTCTTGCTTTCGATGTTCTTTCAAATGATATTGAAATGGCGAAAGACAACATGAATAAATATTCAAGATTGATCCAAATGTTATATCCTGTTTACAACGAACCATTAACTGGAGGAATAAAAGGAAAAGGCAGAACAATAAAAGCACCTCCAATATTAAGAATACAGTTCGTAAACTTAGTAAAAAACAACTCCGAAGAATCAGTAGAAGAGGGTCTGCTTGGTTGTATCAATGGGTTTACATTTAATCCAAACCGCGAAAGTGGATTTTTTACACAGACAGATGAAATACTGCCAAAGGTTTTTAATATTAGTATAAAGTTTGATCCACAACATGAAGCAACATTAGGATTCCAGGAAAGAAAATTCTTAAACCAAGGGTTTCCATATGGTCGCCCAAAGCAGACGCCATCTTCAGATGGTAGTGGCCAAGGTACATCAGAGGTATCATCAAGAACGGAGGCTGACCTTACTAACAATTAGGTAATAAAATTATGAGAGATAGAAATGAAAAAAGAGAAATATTCTTAAATGACCACCCCTACTATAAAAGTAAGGCAAAGAAGAGGGGCATACCGTTCTTCCGACATTACTCAAAGCTAAAATTATCCTATATATCTCCGGAAGACATGAAAAATTTGACCATAGTGGACCATATTTATAAAACTGGTGATTCTTTAGCAAAGTTAGCTTTTAAGTATTATGGAGACATCCGGATGTGGTGGGTTTTAGCTGCATTTAATAAAAAACCTATTGACAATTTGATAAATGTAGGAGATATTATACATATTCCTGTTCCACTAGAAGAGGCAGTGTATTTGCTAAACAGAGATGAGTAACGAAAACAGAGAAATAAAATTCAATGAACAAGGTTTTTTAATATGGGACCGGTTTGTGCGAAAAAGAGGCAAAAAAGTCGAGGCAAAGGGTAGTAATTTCTCGAAAGGTAAGGCTGCGTCTTGCAAAACCACGTTGCATAAAATAGTTGGCAATTATGAGCCAAAAAATTTTGTATCAAAAACCATAAATAAAAACAGTAAGTTAACAAGATATAAGAGTATTCTAGACCTAGAAACACAAAAGTTAACCTCACTAGTACCAGAAATTAAACTCTATAAAATTAAAGGGAAAGCATATATACCGTTTCACTTTCCTGTTGCAGCGCAAAACACTAACATCTCAAGTTTATTACAGCCAGGCGCATCCCTTGGTGGTGTGGGTATTTCATCTTTTGATATTTCTTTTGAGGGAAAAGATTTTTTCACTGCAGATAAAAATATAATTTGTAATTTATCAATTTATACAGACTCTTTAGAGACAATCTTCCAAGAACCGCCTGCAGGACATGCTCCTTTAAATCAATTGTTCACAATTTCGAGAGAAAGGAGAACACCACTTAGGTCCAATCTAACTAAAGAAGTTTCTAGGGAACAAATAAATAAGCCATCGTCACATGAAATAGGAGTATCCATAGGATATTCAGTACCACCACAAGATGGTATTTTTACATCCGATGAGAGAACTGCAATAGATAGTACTAACTTAAATTTAAGATTGACCTACACAGGACACAACATCAGCGTATCTCAGGATGGTACATCCAGGATAGATATAAAATATATTGGAAGATTATCTGGATTTTTGAGTGATTCGATTTACAACATAATTGCGTCACCATCAGAAATCATAAACCTTAGTGATATACAAAAAGATATAGATTTTATATCTAGTTCCTCACGTCCAGACAGTGCAGCAAATCGCGATAGGATGAGAGAAATAGAAGAAAAAATGAAGTTAGAGATCCGCCAAAGAATGAGTAGATATTTGGGAATCTTAAAACAAGACAACAAAATATTTCAAATGGTGTTAAAACAAAACGACAAGCTTGATTATATAAATTTTGTAAAAAAACGCACCCAAGAAAAAGGAGATAAAGGCAAAAAGAAAAACCCACCACCAAAGGCAGCGCCAACAAAAAAAGAAAAACCTGTTGAAAGTTCTGCTTCAAGTTCTGTAGTTAGTGACACATTGACAAAAACTTTAACTGTGGAGCAAAATGAACAAGTAATCGAATATGTATTCATTGGTGATTTTATTCAGGCAGTGCTTTTCGGTGTAGAGCGTCAACAAGCCGCTGCCATAAGCGAGTTGAAAAAAAGTTCCAACACCAGTGCTAAAAATGCTAAGAAAAACGATGAACTAATTAAAATTATTAACAAGGCAAGCGAAGCTCTTTCGACGTTCAAAATACTATTTGGAAAAACAACTGTTGTAACAGGCCCTGGCCAGTATACAGTTACCAACTTAGCAGATATTCCAGTATCAACAAAAGTGGTTGCCAACTTTTTCTTTGAAAACATAGAACAGGTTCACTCCACTAGAATGACTTTGGATGATTTTCTGGATAGGGCTATCTCTAATTTGTATCCTCATGCTCTGAAGAATCACTTGTTCTCTGCAGCATCCAATTTGCCCAGCAGGACGAACGTTAAATCCTTATCTATCTCTGGAGAAACGAACAAATCTTTAAATAAATCAAAAACAAAAGTAAATATTAAAGAGCTACCTGACTTCTTAAAAAAGAAAAGTATAAACCGAAAAAAAGAAGACGATTCTGATTATCTAGTGATATATTCTGACCTGTCTGCAAAAGATCCTGTGGGTTATTCTGGAAATAAAGATGAGGATATTAAGAATGGAGTCTTTCACTTCAGCCTGTCTAAAAACCGGGGTATGGTAAAGTCAATAGACTTCTCCCAAGAGACTGTGCAGTTTAGGAAAGAAGCTTTAATGTTAGAGTCTGTTTCTCTATTTGATGAACTGAAGCTGCCATATAATGCAAACATTACCATGTTTGGAAACGGCTTGTTCTTACCAGGATCTCTTATTTATATAAATCCTTCAAGTATTGGATTTGGAGATCCAAGAAATAAGAGATCAGCATCAGCCCGTTTGGGAATCGGAGGATATTACATTGTTATATCTGTAAAAACATCTTTTAGCAATGGAAGTCTAACTACAACATTATCCGCTAAACATCAAGACTGGGCATCAGATTCCAGTACATTATCCACAGCAGAAGAATTACAATCAACAGGTATTTTTGCTAAAGCAAAGAGGATTGTGGAAAGAGAGACAGGCGAAAAATCACCTATACAGAGGTTGTACTAATGAGTTATGATTTCAAAGGAGGTTCGCCACTTTCAACAAGACAATCATTCTTAGAAAGAAGAAAGTACAAAGAGAGTGTAGAGGTGCAAGGTATCAACTTTTTAGATACCTTGTACGAAAAGCCAAACTACGGCTTATTGAATAAGAATTTCGAACCAGTAATAATAAATACAGATGAAAATTTTACAAATTTGTCTTTATTCAGTGACGGGTTAGCAGGCATATACGGTGCAAGTTTTGTCACAAGGATATTCGAAAATTTCCAAAAAGCCTACGAGTCAACTATTGATCTCTCCAGTCCGGAGGCTATTCCTTATATTGATATTCTCTCTCCAAAGAAGGCGTACATAAATTTTGACAATCTGTATACAAATTATTTATCATCTATAGTAAATCAGTATGCAAACTTGACCTTGACAGAAACAAGATCTTTGCCACATTTTGCTGATGCGCTTTCTAAAATCATAGAGATGAATGTAGAAGATTTTGCAATTACCAAAAGCGGTTTTTTACTTTCAAACAATTGTCCATTATCAGTTTCTGGATTAACGATAGATTTAGCAGACCTTGACCCAACGAAGGATGATGCCAAATCCGAAATGTTAAATTCTTCAGAGTTTAAATGTTATGCAGAACTCGCTTCAGAGTCAGGTTTCTATGTAGATAAAAATGTTCCTTGGCGCCTAATCGCAAACCTTGAATCACCAATAATGAGAAATGAGATTTTGAGGTATGCACCGAATTCAACTCCAGAAACAATTCTCGATAAAACATATAGACAAAAAACACACTATGAAGATATTTCTAGTATTTATTTTTTCTATGTCTCCGTTTACCAAGAAATGCTGAGGATCCTTGGGGTCACGAGACCATATTTGTATAAGCCTGAATTAGGTGATGAGTTCCTTATATCAACAACACTAAAAACAAGAATGCTAGAGCTTAACATGGATAAAGAAGATTATAAAGCTCTCAATAAAACAGTTTTAGATCTTCACAGAACCTATTCAGACAACTTCATTAACCGGTTCAAACCAGCATCCAGCAAGATGGGCTCAATTTGTTCTGAAAAAATAAAAGAAATTTATCTTGCAAAATTAAAAATTAATAGCTACAATGAAACAAGACTAAAGGATTATTTGTGATATTACAGACGCTGGATATAAAAAACAACTGCAAGGGCATCTTCCACGAAGGAGCTTTTTTATTTCAAGATTTTGATGAAACATTAAACGAGTACTCGACAGCTTGGAAACATTCGGAGATGCTTGAAGATAAAAACTATCACTATCTTTATTTAACAATAAAGGAAGATGACCTATCGGCATACTCTCACGACCCAGAGTTATTTACTGTTTATAGAAAAAAGATGGAGGCACACTACAGAGCAGCCACTACAGCGAAAGTTAGCTTAGAGGAATCATGTTTTTATGATTTATTGCCAGAGCACCAGTTGGTGAAGTGGTTTAGTATGCGCCAACAAGCTTTGGAAAACTTAAATAGAGAATCGAAAATAGCCGAGGATTATGAGATATTGCACAAGATTCATGTACTCACAACTCTAATAGCAAAACAAGATGTTCAGTTTGGAAGCAAAACAGGCAGGGTGATTTATGATATTTTTGGATCTGCAACTGGAAGACTGACTACGAAGAAGGGATCAGTTCCGGTTCTAACTTTAAAAAAAGAGCAAAGAGAATTATTGAAACCCCAAAATGATGCATTCGTAGAACTAGATTTAAACGCGGCAGAAGTCAGAATGCTTATGGCCCTCTCAGGTAAAGAACAACCTCAGGGAGATATCCACGACTGGGTAGTAAAGAATGTATTCGACAACCAGATAGAGCGCTCTAAAGCAAAAGTAGAGTTATTTGCTTGGCTATATAATCCTTCAAGTTCAAAAAGTCACTTTGACAAATTTTTTTCGCGGCAAATTTTTCGAGATTTTTACTTTTCTGAAGATGGAGTGCTTACAACCCCTTTTGGTCGAAAGTTACTTGTCGACGAAAGAAAAGCGCAAAATTACCTATTACAATCCACAACTTCAGACCAGGTTTTAGAAAACGCATACAAAATTCAAAAAATGTTAAAAGGTAAAAAATCTAAAATCGCATTTACGCTTCACGATTCGATTATTCTTGACATGTCCCAGGAAGATGCTATAATGTTAAGAGAGATAAAAAGCCAATTTGAACAAACTAAGTGGGGCAGTTTTATGAGTACTTGTAAAATTGGAAAAAACTTTGGAACTCTTAAGGAAATAAAAATTTGAAGACAATTTTAGGAATAGGTACCGCCGGTTGCAACATAACACAGCAGTTTTCGCAATATCCTGAATACGAGTGTTTTTACGTTTCTAACGAAATTAAAAAAACCTCTAAATTCAAGTTTAACCTGCCAGAACTTGAAGGGCCAGAGCAGTACGAATCTATGAACATGGAGAAGCTGCACAAGTGGTTGGATAAAATTGATGCTGAATGTACGGTGGTATTGTGCGGAGCATCTGACTCAGCAGGTATAACACTGAGAGCACTGGAACACTTACACACAAAGGGTGTAAAAATGGAAATAATCTATATAACACCAGAATTAGAAGTACTTTCAGAGATCAAAATTTTGCACGAAAGGTCTGTCAGGGGGGTCTTACAAAATTTTGCAAGATCAGGCCTTTTTGAGACTATATCCATGGTCTCAAATTTAAACTTGGAGGCGATCGCTGGGTCGACGAACGTTTTTGATTATTATAATCAAATAAACCAAGTGCTCACAAGTACCCATTATATGATAGATGTGTTTAAAAACACAAAACCGATTACTTCAACTTTTAAAAAGCAGAAGGACTCATGTAGGGTTAAGACAATTGGTATCTCGTCTATCGAGGGAGAAGAGAAGTTATTTTTTCCTTTCAATCAAGAGGTAGAAGTGGTATACTATTATGGTATCAACGAAGAAAAACTAAAAACAGAAGAAAACCTGTTTAGAACCATTACAGATAAAGTAAAATCTAAAATAACGGAAGAAAGAAAAGTGTCGTTTGGAATATATCCAACACAGTATGATAGCGATTATATTTATGTCGAATATTTTTCTCCAAAAATCCAAGAATTAAAAGAGGAAGCATGACAATTAAAATTTTGAACCAAGAGGGTTTGGACTTCTTGAAGACGGTAGAATCAAACTCTGTTGACTTGATTTTGACCGATCCACCATATATTACATCACAAGACTCTGGGATGGACCGATGGGTCGACCACGTAAAAAAGCAAAAAGAGCCCGGATCTAAAAATATAAAAACACAGGAACAGTGGAACCGCTTCAACGAGAAAAAGAATTGGGATAAGTTTTTTGAAAACAGCGATATAACAAACCGAGGCCTTGCAAAAGACAGGATGAAACAAGATTATCTAAAATACGGTTCCATCTACGGTACAAAATACGCAGTTCAAACTGATTTCGGTGATTGGGACGCAAATTTTGATTTAGAGACACTGGATAAGTTCGTGAAAGAATTTTACAGAGTACTTCGCAAGGGAGGTACTGCAATCATCTTTTTTGATATTTGGAAACTGTCAGATCTCAAATCTATCTATGAATCAGCAAAATTTAAGCAGTTGAGATTCTTAGAATGGATAAAAACAAACCCACAACCGAGAAACAGTAACGTAAACTATTTGACCAACTGCAGAGAGGTTGCAGTTTCTGCAGTCAAAGGGGGTAAACCAACCTTCAACAGTAAGTATGATAACGGTATTTATCAGTACCCTCTTTACACAGGAAAAGACAGGTTTCACCCGACTCAAAAAAGTCTTGTGATGTTTGAAGAGCTTGTCAAAAAACACTCCAACCCTGGAGACTTGATTCTAGACCCATTCTTAGGCTCTGGAACAACAGCACTCGCAGCAAAAAATCTTAATAGGGATTTTACTGGTTGCGAAATGGATAAAGACTTTTTTCAAAAAAGTCTTGACAGATTAGAAAAAAAATAGTAATATATAAACATAAAAAAAGGATGAAAAATGAGAGCAGATAAATATGACTCAAGAGAAGGGTACGTTAGCCTTTTTCGAATTAAAAGGCTTTTCGAGAAGGTTTTCCTAGATGGATCTTTCCAAAGATGGGGGGGAATCTACAGGGGCTCTGGCTGGGATAATACTACAGCAAGAAAGTACTTAAGAAACCTGGTAGATTCAGCTGTTTTTAACTATGTCATGGTCGCCCGGGTCGATGATTGCCTTCGATACGCGATCGAACAGCAGCACCAAGAATCAATTGATTATTTTACAAAAATTGCCTCAATGGTTGACAAAGAAGGAAATCGACTCTATGATGCAATTAGTATTGACGGTAACAATACTTCCAGCGTTGTTTACGGTTTTTTAACAGATCATGAAGAGATGTATCTGCACGAAAAGACTCCCTCTGGAAGAGTGAAGAAAAAGTATTTCAAGGACCTAACTTTAGAACAACAGGAAGAAATACAACACATCGAGAAATTACAACTCATAGAACTTAGAAGGATCTTGGTTACTGATATGTGTGACTTGTTCAGAGAATTGAACCGTTCAACTAAATTGAATGACCAAGAACACAGACAGGCTACATATACAGAATTGTCTGAACTGATCCGTTTTCTGGGCCTTGAGTATAAGGATTTGTTTTTAAACTTTGTTCTCAAAGATGCATCCGCACTTGACAAAAGGAAACATGAAGAAATGATTGCTCAACTTTGCCTAAAGGTGGAGAACAATTATTCTTGTTCCATAAAGAAAAACAACTTAGATAACTTTTATGAAGAAAGATCAACTCTGTCGAAAGCTGTGTATAATAGGGTAGAAACAATACTCTGCACCGCACTTAAAGCCAGTGGTTCTACACCACTAGCCAAGAAGTTGACTAGAGGCACCCTCTTCAATTTTTTCGATGCAATTTGTATAGCACTGGATACCGGACATAAGATTTCAAAACCTGAAGAGTTCTTTGTGTGGTTTTTGGAGATGGACGCCACCTTCAGAGCAAAGTCTAGGACGATTATAGAAGCTGACCGCGAGGAAAAGTCTTACGCTTACTGGACAAAGTTCTATTACAATCACGCTAATCAGAATAAAATTAGAACCGCGGCCAGATTGCGCCTCTTAGAAAGTAAAGAAGACCTTGCAGCAAAGGGTATCATTACAAAAGAAAGACCTCATACTGAAAGATTTTCAGACGAGGACAAAAGAATCCTTTGGTATCTCCAGAAAGGTAAAACTAGAGAAGGAGAAACGATCGATATTCTAGATCTTTACAGGACCAGAAAGTATGAGGCGGATCATGTCCAAAGCATCAAGGATGGCGGAAAAACTACAATTTCTAATGGAGAATTGATGAGAAAAGAGGCAAATCGATCAAAAGGGGCAAAATCTTCAGAGCCTGCTTTTACTTATCAAAAACAAGAAAACATGCTTGACATTCCACAAGCACTATAGTATTATAAGAATATGAGTTGGTCAGGATATTTGCTGACCTGCTATAGCCTAGAATGTGCAAAAAAACAACAATACCATAAGGAGGTAATAATAATGGCACTTAATTTAGACGCGATGAAAGCGAAGTTAGATAAACTTAATGGCAAGGGTGACGGAAAGAAGAACTTCTGGCGCCCCGAAGATGGAGAGAGCAATATTCGTATTGTTTCTACTCCGGATGGAGATCCTTTTAAGGAAAAGTTTTTTCATTATGGAATCGGAGGACAATCTTTCCTTTGTCCGAAGAGAAATTTTGGAGACGACTGTCCAGCGTGTAATTTCGCTAACCAGTTGTGGAATGAGGGTACTGAGGAGAGCAAGCGACAAGCTAAAGATATGTTTGCAAAACAGCGCTTTTTCTCGCCTGTCCTCGTTCGAGGAGAAGAGGCAGAAGGTATCCGAGTGTGGGGATATGGTAAGATGGCCTATGAAAAGCTTCTTACGATTGTCCTTGACCCTGACTATGGAGACATTACAGATCCAGAGACAGGAAACGATTTGAAATTAATGTATGGCAAACTGCCAGGAGCTAGTTTCCCTCGCACCGACATTCGTCCACGTCCACGTAAGACTGTGCTTTGTGACGAAGCCGTCGGCGGCGACGAGCGCTGCGCAGAATTGTTGGAAACAATTCCAAACTTTGATGAAATTTTTGAAAGAAAAACAACAGAAGAAGTCCAGTCGATCATGGACCAGCACCTTGCAGGAGAGACAGGAAAAACAGAAGTTGAAAAGTTTGGAAAACCTTCAAACAACGACTCAGACTCCGTTGAAGCTGCATTTAATGATCTTTTGAATCAGTAGGTAGAAATGGCAAAGATATCAAAACTTAAAAAAGGTGCACTAGATATTGCCTCAATTCGAGGTATTATCAATAAGAAAGCCGGACGGGAAGTCGCACATTCACTTCAGGACAATAACCCTACAGAAGTAAATGAGTGGATTCCAACCGGCTCAAGGTGGCTTGATGCCATCATTTGCAAGGGTAGACCCGCGGGCATCCCTGTCGGCAAAATCTCGGAGATCGCAGGCCTCCCAGGCACTGGTAAGTCATTCTTGGCTGCTCAGATTGCTGGAAATGCTCAAAAGATGGGTATTGATGTAGTATACTTCGATTCAGAGTCTGCTATTGACCCTTCGTTTATGGAGCGCGCTGGCTGTGATCTAGACAGACTTATGTATGTTCAAGCAGCGTCTGTTGAGTTTGTCCTGGAAACTATTGAAGAGTTACTAGCCACTGGTAATAAATGGCTTTTCATTTGGGATTCTCTAGCCCTTACTCCGTCGATTTCTGATGTTGAAGGAGACTTCAACCCTCAGTCATCCATGGCTGTAAAGCCAAGAATCCTGGCTAAGGGAATGTCTAAATTAACTATCCCCATTGCTGATGCGAACGCTACCTTTTTAGTCCTCAACCAACTGAAGACTAACCTAGGGGCAAGAACACCAGCACAAGCTATGACTGAACCATACACAACCCCAGGAGGAAAGGCTATGATCTATGCCTATTCTCTTCGTGTGTGGCTGACTGCAAGAAAAGCTAAAGCTAGTTTCATCGTTGATGACAATGGTTTCCGCATTGGATCTGAAGTAAAGGTAAAGCTGGAAAAGTCTCGTTTCGGAACCCACGGCCGAACCTGTAACTTCAAGATCCTATGGGGCGACGATGCCGTCGGTGTCCAAGACGAAGAAAGCTGGTTCGATGCAATTCAAATCTCTGAAAGACTTGAGCAATCTGGCGCATGGTTTACGTTAATTCACAATGATGGCTCTAAGGAAAAGTTCCAGCGCAAACAATGGGTCACTAAACTTGAGAGTGAAAAATTTAGAGAAAGTGTCTTGACTATTATTGAAGAAGATGTTATTATGAAGTTCAAGAATAGAGAAGGCAAAGCAGACGATTTCTATGATGCGGACGAAGGTCCGCCAGTAGAATAGTAACAATGACAGCCCGCCTCTTTCGGCGGGCTTTTTTTATGGAGAATATAAAATGAACAGAATGATGATAGTAGACGCTTATAACCAGTTTATCCGCGGTTACATAGTAGACCCTAGCAAAAACCCAAACGGATCCCCTATCGGCGGTATGAGGACATTTATTAACATTTTGAATAAGCTCACAAGAGAGATTAAGCCAGATCTGATAGTTTTGGTTTGGGACGGCAAAGGTGGTAGCAAAAAAAGACGATCTATGAACAAAAACTATAAAGGTGGAAGGAAGCCTCCTCGAACAAATTGGTCTCAAGTTGGAATGGATCATGATGAGATTGTGGACAATAAAGTCTGGCAGCAAATGAGAGTGATTGAATATTTTAATCAAACTCCTGTCATTCAATTCATGGAAAATTTAGTAGAGGCAGACGACGTGATTTCGTATATCAAAAACAAGCCCACATTTAAAAAATGGCAAAAAGTAATTGTATCAGCAGACAAGGACTTTATTCAACTACTTGATGAATTTACAGTGCTACATCGACCTATTCAAAAAGAGTACTTAAATAAGAACAATGTTGTAGAGAAATTTAGGATCCACCCAACAAATTTTGCCCTCGCCCGCGCCATTGTTGGAGATAGTTCGGATAACTTACCTGGAGTGCCCAGGGTTGGACTTGAAACAGTTGCAAAAAGATTTCCCTTTCTAAAAGAAGATACAACATACTACTTAGATAGTATTCTTGAAGAATGCAAGGACCCTAACAATAAACAAAAAGTTTATAAAAATATTTTAGAGTCAAAGGAGTTAATCGAAAACAATTATGATATTATGCAATTATCCTCTCCCATGTTATCTATTCAAGCTAAACAAGGGATCGACGATACGTTTGAGCACTATAAGCCACACTACAATCAAACGGAAATGAGAAAAAAGATGCTCAAAGATGGAGTATTGACAGTAGCAACAACTGATTTAGAGCAAAGATTTAACAATATTATCACTTCCTTTTCACAGTAATTTGTGTTACAGTAGTATAAATATTTAAGGAACAGCAATGGAGCAAGAAAACAAAAGCTTCTCAAAATTTGGAAAAAGCTTTCAGGAAGATCTGTGTCATATGATCCTGAACGATCGAACGTTTGCTGACCAAATGTTTGAAGTTTTAGATTTGAATTTTTTAGAATTAAAACATTTGAGAGTTTTTGTTAAAAAAATTGAGGAGTATCGAAACAAATATGGAGTCCACCCCACACCTAATATCATGCATTCCATCATTCGAACAGGTTTGGATGGCGAAGCAGAATCAGTCAAAGTTAGAATTAGGGAATACTATGCCCGGGTTTTGGCAAATGGAGAAATCCCCGACGGTGCGGACTTTATTAAAGATACGGCACTGGATTTTTGCAAAAAGCAAAAACTTAAAGAGGCATTAATTAAATCAGTAGAGCTTATTAAATCTTCATCTTTTGATGAGGTGTCAAAAGTTATCGATAATGCTCTAAAACTAGGATCGGATAATACATTGGGATATGACTATCTTGCAGACTTTGAAGCTCGCTTTGTTAAAAAATCTCGTGACCCCATTACGACGGGCTGGCACGACGTTGATGACATTTCTAAGGGAGGTCTTGGGAAAGGGGAGCTTGGTGTTGTTGTTGCTCCTACTGGTGCTGGGAAATCAATGGTACTTGTACATCTCGGGGCAGCGGCCCTCAAGGCCGGGAAAAATGTACTACACTACACACTGGAACTTGCTGATACTGTTGTTGCTGGTCGCTATGATGCTGCTATTACTGGTGTTGAACTAAAAAACCTGGTGGTGTTTAAGGAGAAGATATATGACGAAATCAGAGAGGTTGAGGGAAAGTTAATAGTCAAAGAATATCCCACAAGAAGCGCCAGTATCCAGACAATTAAAAATCACGTTGAGAAGCTAAAAAGGCGTAATTTTAATCCGGATATGATCATTGTGGATTACGGAGATCTAATTCGACCAGAAAATAGTAGAAAAGATGAGAAAAGGCACCAACTCGAAACTATTTACGAAGAGCTTAGAGGAATAGCTCAAATTTGTGAGTGTCCACTCTGGACTGCATCGCAAACTAACAGGTCTGGGTTGAACGCAGAAGTGATCACAATGGAGTCAATCTCCGAGGCGTTCAACAAATGTTTTGTAGCAGATTTTATATTCACGGTGTCGAGAACCGTGGAAGATAAGAATACTAACCAGGGACGTATCTTTATTGCAAAGAACCGTAACGGCCCAGATGGATTGGTGTATCCTCTGTTCATGGACACAAGCAACGTGAAAATTAAAGTCTTGCCAAAAACGGGTGAGACTGCCAATGATATTATCCAGAAATCTTCTGCTGAAAGGTTAGCAAACCTGAAAGAGAAGTACAAGGTTTTCAAGAAAGAAGGAGGAAAAAATTAATGGAACTATCAAATCAAATCTTATCAGAAATTACAGTGCATATGAAGTACGCTAGATACTTGGAAGACAAAAAGCGTAGAGAAACTTGGGAAGAGCTTGTAACTAGGAACATGGAAATGCACCTTAAAAAATTTCCAGAATTAGAGTTGCAGATTAGAAAAGCATATAAACAGGTTTTTGATAAGAAAGTGCTACCGTCAATGCGCTCAATGCAGTTTGGCGGCAAGCCGATTGAGGTGGCTCCAAACAGGATTTTTAATTGTGCTTTCATGCCTGCGGATGACTGGCGCTGCTTTGGAGAGGCAATGTTTTTACTTCTTGGTGGAACAGGAGTAGGATACTCTGTACAAAAGCATCACGTTGAAAAACTACCAGAAATCACTAGGCCTAATATGAAGCGCACAAGAAGATTCCTTGTAAACGACTCTATCGAAGGCTGGGCAGACGCAGTGAAAACTTTAGTTCGCTCATATTTTAATGGAGGTTCGAGACTTCGATTTGATTATACAGATATTCGCCCGAAGGGTGCTGCTCTCATTACTTCTGGAGGCAAGGCCCCAGGCCCTCAACCCTTGCGTGAGTGCTTGGTAAAGTTAGAGGGAATGCTCTCGCAGAAGGAAAATGGAGATAAGCTAAAGCCAATTGAAGTACACGATATGATTTGTCATATAGCAGATGCTGTGCTGGCAGGTGGTATTCGTCGGGCTGCACTTATTTCACTGTTCTCGGCAGACGACGAGGACATGATTGCTGCAAAAACAGGAAATTGGTGGGAGACCAATCCACAACGAGGCCGAGCTAATAACTCTGTTGTTTTATTGCGTCACAAAATTGATAGAGAATATTTTATGAATCTTTGGGATAGAGTAAAGGCATCGGGAGCCGGCGAGCCTGGTTTTTATTTTTCAAATGATAAAGACTGGGGAACAAACCCTTGTTGTGAGATTGGTCTTAGGCCATACCAATTCTGTAACCTTACAGAAGTAAATGTATCAAACGTAGAATCACAAGATGATTTAAACGAGAGGGTGCGAGCAGCTTCTTTTATTGGAACCCTACAAGCCAGTTATACTGATTTTCACTACCTCAGAGATATTTGGAGAAGGACAACAGAGAGAGATGCCTTGATTGGTGTCTCAATGACTGGCATTGCCTCAGGCGCTGTTTTAGATCTTGATATGAAAGAAGCCGCAAAATGCGTGAAGCAGGAAAACGAACGCGCCGCAGAGTTGCTAGGCATTAGACCAGCCGCAAGGACAACGTGCGTAAAACCTGCAGGTACCACTTCACTCACATTAGGAACGTCATCAGGGATCCACGCCTGGCATAATGATTATTATATTCGAAGAATTAGAGTGGGCAAGAATGAACCAATCTATGACTACTTGATCAGCAACCACCCAGAACTTATAGAGGATGAATATTTCAGCCCTCACACTACAGCTGTGATTTCCATCCCTCAAAAATCACCAGAAGGATCTATACTGAGAACAGAATCTGCGTTACAGCTTTTGAGGAGAGTAAAGCACGTAACAGATGAATGGGTTAAGCCTGGTTTTCGCAAGGGCCAGAACACTCATAACATATCCGCAACCGTATCAATTAAAGATGCCGAGTGGGTTGATGTGGGTGATTGGATGTGGGAAAATAGAAATAGTTACAATGGTTTGTCTGTGTTGCCATACAATGGAGGGACATACACTCAGGCCCCTTTTGAAGATTGCTCAAAGGAAACTTATGAGGCCATGATGAATTCTTTAACTGGAATTGACCTCACCAAGGTCACCGAAGAAGAAGACAATACAGACCTTAAAGGTGAAGTAGCTTGCGCAGGCGGAGCATGCGAAGTGAAGTTTGTATGATTACATTAACTGAAACTGCGGCTAACAAAGTTAGGGTAATGCTTTTAGAGAAAGAAGAAACTGGTTTAAGGGCAGCAGTCCAGGGCGGAGGCTGCTCTGGCTTTACTTATAAGCTGTTGTTTGATAACAAAAAAGATGGAGATAAGGTTATTTTCGACAAGGGTGTAGAAGTATATCTTGATCCAAAGAGTTTCTTGTACCTTATGGGAACAGAAATTGATTTTATAGATGATCTCAACCAGTCAGGGTTTAAATTTGTAAACCCTAATGCCAAAAGGACTTGTGGCTGCGGAGAAAGTTTTTCTATTTAAAACTATTGACAAACCTGTTAAAATATATTATTATTGTAATACAACTCAACAAGAAAGGATAAATTATGAGTTCTAACGACGATAAACTACTAACCAAGGAAGAGCACCTTGCAAATTACATTAAAACATTTGTTGCAATTGAGGACGCTATGGAACCATTTAAGGAGCAGCGCAAAGATCTACGCGAATCTTATAATGAGAATGGGTGGTTATCCAAAGAAGAGATGCGCCTAGCTGTGAAAGCTTACCGACTGTACAAATCTGAGACTGACATGGAGATCTTAACAGATTATGTAAACAAGTGTCAACGCTCAGTTGGGAGGATCAATGGTCTCTAAAATAGAAATGCTAAAGCCCGTAAATAGACACCTGTTGATTGTTCCTCATGTCCACAAGGATGAAACAAATTCTGGAGTTTTATTACCGGAAGATTACAAGCCAGAGGAGAATCAATATATCGAAGCATCAGTCATTGATATCGCTTCAGATTGTAGTAAGCAGTTTAGTCACTTAAGATATAACAATGTTGATAATAACAAGATTGTTGTAGATAAATCCATGATTCAAGAGGTTAAATTAAAAGAAAAAACTCACTATATGATTCTGGAGAATTATGTGGTAGGTGTTTACAGGAGGCCCAGTGAAAATTGATCTGTTTGGTGACAACATAGGTGCGGTTGAATACATTTCACATATGGGTACGGATCTGTCAGTTGTTAATGCAGCCAGGGTATCGTTCGGCTCAAAAAAAGAGGAAGTAGATGAAAAAGATATTAAACTTATTAACTATCTTATGGCACACAATCACTCTTCGCCATTTGAACATTGCACTATCACATTTCGTTTTACCGTTCCTTTGTTTATTAGGAGCCAGCATCACAGGCATCGCACTTGGGCTTACAATGAGATATCTCGTAGGTATACTTCTGTAGATATTCAATTTTATGAACCAGAAGAGTTCAGGACACAACACAAATCAAATAGACAGGCTAGCACCGACAGTCTTTTCGACCCATTGCTAGAATCAAACAGAGATGGCTCCCCGACTTTATCTACGGCTTCTACTCAGGTAAAGTCCCATCACAAGGAAAGTTTGAGACTTTTTGAAAGCTTGCTTGAATCAGGGGTTTGCAGAGAACAAGCCAGAGGTGTGTTGCCACAAAATCTTTACACTCAATACTATGGAACTGTTAACTTGCACAACTTACTAAAATTTATCTCTTTGAGATCTCACGGTGGAGCCCAGTGGGAAATTCAGCAAGTCGCAGAGGCTTGTTTAGAAATCGCAGAGGAGTTTTTTCCTCACTCTGTGCATTCTTTTATAAAGCACAAAATGGAAGATTAATGAAAAAAATAGCACTTCTCCTATTATTATTTGCATGCTCAGACAGCAGCGTCACTACTGGTGGTTTTGATACTCAGGTTACCAGGCCCATGATACCAGATTCGTCTGTGGTTGACATTCAAGTGGTTGAAATACCAGACATCACCGTTGATGTTTGGGTCAACCCTTGTGCAGATATCCCGAATACACATGTCAGATTCTGTGATTGCAATCCAAGTTGTTGTCAGAGGCAAACCTGGTATTGTCCACCCACTGGAACAGAAATTCAGGCTAAATACGCGGTGTTAGATATTTGCGACGAGACACTGACCCCATGCGACAGAAACAGAGATCCTGCTTGTCCACCTGCCGAGATAATTGAAGAGACTGGTTGCCAACATGCTTTTGATTGCCCTCCTGGAATAAATGAGGACTTTACAATGTATTATGATTGTGAGGTAGATGGCAATTCAGGTAGACAAGAAGTTAAGTGTGACAAGGGGAGGTTGTACTACGGAGAATGTATTACATGCTTCGAAGAAGAGGAGGTTTGTGATTTTCAGGATAACGATTGTGATGGTGAGATCGATGAGGGCCAAAGAAATGCGTGTGATGGCTGCGGTACTGTACCAGAGGATATCTGCGATGGCCTCGATAATGACTGTGATGGCACCTCAGATGAGCAGCTGATTAGAGAGTGTACGACTGAGTGCAACTCAGGCCTTGAGATATGCGCAAATGGGAATTGGATCGGCTGCACAGCACAGAGGCCACAAGATGAACAATGTGACGGAGAAGATAACGATTGTGACGACCTTGTCGACGAAGGATTAAACTGTCAGTGTCCACCAGAGATGGTCGGGGCCCTGATACCTTGCATGGAACCACCACTGCTTTGTGGTATGGGGTTCAAAACCTGTGAATGTGTTAACGAGGATTGCCAAATTACTCAGATGACGGACTGTTTTGCAGCATGTCATTGGGTACCAGAACTGGCCGGAGGGTTACCTTGCGATCAGATGATGGGGTTGGCGATCGAGCCAGAACTATGTAATAATTTTGATGAAGATTGTGATCTATTAATCGACGAGCGATTATCTAGATCGTGCTACACCGGACCAGAAAATACACTGAACGTAGGTGTCTGTGAACCCGGAAGCCAGATTTGCAACGCGGGCCAGTGGTACGGAAGACGAGCTACGGGGAACTACACACTTGGAGTTTGCACTGGAGAGGTCCTTCCCTCTGAAGAAATCTGTGATGGAGCAGATAACGACTGCGATGGTATTGTAGATTTTGGAGAAGAAATACCAGAAACTGATATTTTATTTATTGTTGACTGGTCCGGCTCGATGGAGAACTACATAAATGCGGTACGAATGGCCATGAACCGGTTCGCTCAAACTTTTGAGGCAGAAGATAAGTTAAAATGGGGGCTGATCGTCGGCCCTAGACTATTGCCAAACGAACTTGACGATTACGGGAGGATGAAAGAGGGACTCATATTGCAGTCAGATATCGCTGAATTTGAGGATTTTTTGACTGCATTTGCCAATGTTGGGCAATTTGATAATCAGACAGGTAATGAGATGTTGAAAGATGCATTGTTACTTTCGGTGAGGAGTATATCTGGAAATCTTAATTACGACTTCAGTAGTTCAGTATGGTCTAATAGAACCGGATCTCTGCCTCCGCTTCAGAGTTTTAAAGTAACATGGAGATCAAATGCAGATCGAGTTATTGTATTGTTTTCAGATGAGCATGATCAGACATTTTTGGTACCTCGTGTTTCGGATCAAGTTGCTCTTCAGGCACTTACGGGCACTCCGAATCTAAAGACTTATATATTTGCAGACTTCCCTGCACCTTGGAGAAACTACGCTAATGATACTGGAGGAAGAGTGTTTGACTTATCTTCAAATCAGCAGCAAATGTATGATGATTTAATGTCTATATTAGATGAAATATGCCTATCTGGCGAAGCTTCTAATAATATCAACAGTTTGCCTCAAGGTTTTTACCCTGCTTCTTTTAGGGCAAGGTATAATCACAAGATTGGCATATGCTTCTGAAGAATGTAGTTATCGGCTCTAGTGTAGAGTCTGCATTTTATGCCCTTTTAAATGAATGTTATTTTATACCCACACTCAATCTACCGCCGATGTTTTATAATGTCTTGGATATTCCTATTCTTGGCTTAAAAACAGAATCTGAAGCCTGGCCAAAAATAAATTTAATTCTTGGCATACTTTCAAGAAGAATTGCTATTGATGGTCAAAATTCAATTAAAATAGTTGACAATCAAATAAAGATTACAAACGGAGTATCAAATTTTAAGTATAGGTTTGAAAAATTATTTGTCTTTGACCCGTCTGGTGTTCAGTTGGAGAACAATATAAAAACTGCAAAACCAAAAACTTTTGTTGTTCTAGACGATTTTGAGCTTTCCATTTTGGGCGAAAAGAGATACAACTTAAAACCAATTATTCGAAAAGCCGGCTTCGCAAGTCGGTTACATTTCTATTCATCAGACAGGGTAGATGGTTCAAATTTTATCACAGATTGTGTAGTACAATCACAATTAACCCAGGATCAGTTAAATTCATTTGACTATTCTGATACAATGGCAAGATTCGTAGTTGAGAGGCATTTGAACTCCATAGGCGTTTATGGACGAGCCATGACCAAGTACAAAAGTGGAAAAATTAAGTATCGAAAACCTAAGGTTTCACATATGAAGAGGTTAGTTCGCGAACAAGATAATAATGTATATGAGGAATCTGAAAGCGTGAAATTTCTAAACTTATCATTGGGGAAAATAATTGAAAAAAGCACCAAAGGGTAGAAATGTAGCAGGGATTGTTCCTTTAGCGGGATGGAAAAATTCTTTTGATTTCCCCTGGCCAGATTACTTGCAACCTCTTCGGGAAGGTTTTCTAGCACTAGAAAGATCGGTATACGAATGCGCCTACGCGGGATGTGACTCTATATGGGTCGTCTGTAATGATGACATTGCTCCTGTGGTAAGAACGAGGCTGGGCGACTATGTTATGTCACCTAAATATTTTGATGAGAAACAGTTTGTTAAAAATAAAGAGTATCATCAAAAGTGGATTCCAATCTTTTACACTCCTGTGAGCCAGAAGGACAGAGACCGAAGAGACAGCTTGGGGTGGTCAGCACTTCATGGGGCATTGATGGCATTTCAAATATCAGACAAAATGAGTCAATGGGTTCTTCCGACTAAATATTATGTATCTTTTCCGTATGGAATATACAATCCAGAGTTCTTAAAAAAACATAAGGATGCGATCAGAGGTCCCGACTCATTTTTTATATCATACGAACAGAAGACGGTTAGAGACAACCTATACTTGGGGTTCACATTTAAGCCAGAGGATTGGCCCAAATTTAAGCACCACATAAAAGATCAGTGCACTGGAGGCAGCAGGGCTTTGCCGGCACATGAAAGATGGTCAAGTCGTCATTTTACTCTTGACAAAATATTCAATGTTGATGTAATATCAGTAGATAAGAAGGTCGAAGTACCTGAGTATTACAATATGGATACTTGGGACAGTCTACTGGAGTATTACAATTCAGAGATGAAAATACCTAGGCCAACCAAGCAATTTATGAAACCATACTACCACAGGAGAATAATAGAAAATGAAGAATATTGAAGAAACTTATAACATGATGCCAACAATAATAAAGCAGCATGCAGGTATGCCAGACAACTATATTAACTTGACAACAGACCAAAAAAGGTTTATAATAGAGATGTTCGATATTGATAGGGAAGCAGTGAGAGCATCCCTCAAGGAAACTCTAGAAGAAATGAAAGGTTTAGTTAATGAACTCTAGAACAGAAAGCTCTATCCCATTCGTCGGCCTGCATGCCCATTCAGTTGCCGGCTCACCATTTGATGCCCTCGGGTATCCACCAGAACACATGGACTTTGCTTATGGCAATGGTATGGACGCATTAGCACTTACAGATCATGGCAACATGAACGGCCTCGCTTGGCAAGTTCTTCACGCTAAAAAGATGAAGAAAGCCGGCAAAGAGTTCAAACCTATTTTTGGCTGTGAAGCTTACTTTATTCCGTCCGTTGCAAAGTGGAAGGAAGAATACGAAGAGATCAAGAACGCTGCAAAGAAGAAGTCTGACTACGAGGCAGATAATTCAGGTACTACTGTAGAAGACGAGGGTGCTTCCAAGAAGAAGATCAAGTCTGTCCTCAACCGCCGCCGTCACCTTATTTTGCTGGCTATGAACCAGACAGGCCTCCAGAATATCTTCAAGATGATTTCGCGCTCTTACAGCGGAGATAATTTTTATCGCTATCCTCGTGTTGACTATGCTCTCCTTAAGAAACACAACGAAGGCGTCATTGCTGCTTCGGCTTGTCTTGGTGGAGTTTATGCTGGTAACTATTGGGAAAACCGCGACGTTGGCCCAGATGCTATTCTCGGAGCAATGCGCCAAACCACACAGAAGATGCAAGATATTTTTGGTGACAGATGGTATGGGGAACTCCAGTGGAACAATGTTCCAGAGCAGCATGAACTCAACCGCTACATCATTCAAATGAACCAGGAGTTTGGTATCGATCTTATCTCAACTGCTGATTCACACTATTATAACGCAGACGTTTGGAAGGATCGCGAACTTTATAAGCGACTAGGCTGGCTAGGTAAAGGTAGGCCGGACTATTTATCTGACGAGCTTCCTGTATCTGTTGAAGAAGTCGGTTACGAGCTTTACCCTAAGAATGGTGACCAGATGTTTGAATCGTACAAGAAGTACTCGAAAGAATGCGGAGCAGAATACGATGACAAGCTGGTACTCGATTCGATCAAGAGGACACACCAAATTGCGCATGAGAGGATTGAAACATTCCTTCCAGACAACACAGTTCGCTTGCCCGACTTTGTGGTCCCGGAGGGGTCAACCGCGGGCCAGACCTTGGCTGCCCTTTGTGTGGAGGGCCTCCGGTCTCTCGGTCTTGCTAATGAGCAGAAGTACGTTGATCGCCTTAAGCACGAGGTCAATGTTATCGAAGATCGAGGGTTCTCGAAGTATTTTCTAACAATGAAAGCGATTGCCGATGTTGCAGTTACTAGACAACTTGTTGGCGCTGGCCGCGGCTCTGCTGCTGGTTCACTTGTTGCGTATGTTCTAAATATTACTCAAGTCGATCCTATTAAATATGGACTTCAGTTTGAGAGATTCTTAACCAAGGGCGGCTCAGGTTACCCAGATATTGACTATGATGTATCTGATCCTATGACTCTCAAAGAAGAACTGATTGACGAGTGGGGTGATGACTCAGTTGTGCCGATCACAAACTGGAACACGCTGCAACTTCGATCTCTGATCAAGGATATTTCAAAGTTCTACGGTATAGAGTTTACTGAGGTTAACAACGTAACAAGCAAGATGGTCTATGAAGCCACACCTCTTGCGAAGAAGAAGCATGGAATTACAGCAGGTGTGTATGTCCCAACGTTTGAAGAGTTAATGGAGTTTTCAGAATCACTGCAGAAATTTTTGCAAAAGTACCCACATATTAAGACACACATTGAAAAGCTGTATGGCCAGACACGTTCTGCTTCTCGACATGCGGGTGGTGTTGTTGTGGGTGAAAACCTGGATAAGTGGATGCCTCTAATCAACTCAGGAGGAGTTAGGCAGACACCATGGTCTGAGGGTCAGAACGTGCGTCATCTTGAGCCCATGGGTTTTATCAAGTTTGACATCTTGGGCCTTGCTTCACTACGAATGTTGGAGGGAGCCATCGAGCGCATACTTCGCAGACACCACGGAATGAGTGACCCAACATTCGCAGACATCAAAGACTACTATGACAAGAACCTGCACCCAGAGGTCATTGATCTAGAAGACAAGGATGTCTGGCAAAACATTTTCCACAAAGGCAAGTGGGCCGGCATCTTCCAGTTTACAGAAACTGGGGCACAGTCATTTTGTAAGAACGCAAGGCCTGACAATATCATTGACTTGGCTGCTATCACTTCTATTTATCGTCCTGGTCCGCTAGGTGCAGGAGTAGACAGAAAATATATCGGAGCAAAGTCTGAACCAGAGGAAGTAGAATATGTCAACAAGCACGTCAGAGAAGTAACAGAGGAAACATATGGTTTCCTTATTTTTCAGGAGCAGATTGCTATGCTGGCCCACAAGCTTGGCAAGGGCCTGTCTCTTGATGAGGGTAATAAACTTAGAAAACTACTTACTAAGAAAGGTACAGGCGCAGTACAAGCAGAGAAAGACAAAATTTTTGATAAGTTCAAGCGCGGTTGTATCGAGAAAGGAATGAAAGACTATGAGGCAAGAGAACTATGGGAAACTTTTGAGTACTTTTCAGGATATGGTTTTAACAAGTCACACGCTGTATCCTACTGTGTACTATCCTATCAGTGTGCTTATCTACTTAACTACTATCCAGCCGAATGGTTAGCAGCCTTCTTGGATAAGGAGCCAGAAACAAGAAAGGAAAGGGCGATCGCCACAGCAAAATCACTCGGCTACAACGTTGAGCCCTTAAATGTAAACACATCTGGAGTAAACTGGGAAATCAGCAAAGATGGAAAAACTTTGATCCAACCACTGTCTTCCATTAAAGGCTTGGGTATTAAGGCCATCGAGCAGATTATACAACACAGACCGTTTAAGACAATAGAGGAATTTTTATTCCATCCAGAAATAACTTATTCGAAATTGAATAAAAAATCCATACAGGCCCTGACCTTATCTCAGGCAATGAATAGTCTAATAGACGACCGCTTCACTGGGTTGAAACATTTTTGGAACGCAGTGGCGGAAGATAGACCAAGAAAAGAAAAGAATCTATTAGAGAATATTGAAGCATACGCTCCAACTGGAGATTTCTCAGAGGAAGAAAAGTTAGAATATCTAGTTAATTTAACGGGAGTGTTTCCAATAAATGCGGTGGTTACACCGAGAGTTAGGAACAAGTTAGAGGAACTTTATATTCCTCCAATTTCTGAATTTGATCCTGAGCTTGGGGTAACATGGTTTATCCCCAGAGAATGTAAGCTGAAAAAGTCAAAGAACGGAAAGAACTTTTATGTTGTCAAAGTTATCGACGACAACAATGAAACGACAGTAATTAGGTGTTGGGGTGTAGACCCCGATAAAGATATTGTACAAATCAACAGGCCTTATATGGCCAGATTGAATTACAATCAACAGTGGGGTTTTTCCACTTTTAGTATGAGAAAGATGTTTAAGCTATTAGCATAAAGGAGAAATAATATGGCTAAATTAACAGGACTGGCTGCAAAAGTTGTAGCAGATCAGTATAAAAAAACACTAGAAAAGAAAGGGTTTGCATTTTTTGAAAATGGAGACTACAACTTAAACATCGTTGGAGTAAGAAATAACTCTGGCGATGCTTCCAAATTTGATGACTTCATCAATGTTATCTATAAGGTAAGCGGAGAGTGGGTATGTGATACTTACCCAGTGACTACCGAGCCAGGCCCTTCAATCTTGCGAAGACCGCTAAAAGAAGTTGCCCACAAGGGAACCGCGATCTTGGTTCCGGGCCAATACAGAAGCACTTATAAGATCGACTGGCACGGAAACAGAGATAGGGGCCATATGGCGCTGTGCCAGAGAGGTGGCCAAGTTAGTGTATGGAGAGACAACAATAGAGATACAACTCCTGACTACCACGGCCCTGAAGATGTAGGGTGGTACGGTATCAACATCCACAAACACCGCGGCTCAGATGCACGAATAAATACGGGAGGCGCCTCCGCCGGCTGCCAAGTTTTTCAAAGTAGTGTAGACTTTGCAGAGTTTATGGAAATCTGCTCAGACGCTAGAGATCAATGGGGCAACAGTTTTACGTATACACTATTGGAGGAAAAATGTCTTTGTTAGAAGAAAATTTTGTTAGAGTATTTCACACGCATGAAAATGTTAAAACACCCATCAGAGCACATCCAACTGATGCAGGAATGGATTTCTTTTTTTGTCCTAAGGATAAGACAATCCAAAGAAGAATTGATCCAGGACAAAGTGTTCTACTTGAGACTGGAATCAAGATGGAGGTTCCTCAAGATTGTATGTTGCAGATCATGAACAAGTCGGGCATCGCAAGCAAGAAGCACTTAATTGCAGGCGCCTGCGTCGTTGATGAGGGATACAGTGGAGAGATTTTTGTAAACCTTCATAACATTGGAAAAACAGCACAATTTATCGAGCCTGGCCAAAAAATTGCCCAAGGCGTTTTTGTGAGAATTGAAAAACCTAATATTAAGATTCTTGAAATGGATAATATCTACGGCGGAGAAACAGCAAGAGGCAAAGGCGCTCTTGGCTCAACGGGAGATATCTAATGGCTAGCTTTGCAAGAAAGTTAAAAAGAAAGCAACTTGTCGTGGCTAGGAAAAAGTTTATGAAAGACTTTAAAAGGTCTATGTCAAAGTTTAAGAAGCAAGTCATGTGCTCTAAATGTGGTAGGCAACCATATCCCGGAGAGAAGATAGACAACTGGCATATTGATAAATATTCAGAAAAGATTGACTTAATCTGTACAGATTGCTATACTGGAGAAGAAAGTGAGGAAACAAATGAAAACAGCACTGAGCTTTGATGATGTTCTTTTGGTCCCGAGAATGTCAGAGATAGAATCTAGAAAAGATGTGGACCTCTCATCCGTATTAAAATACACAGACTATGATGAAAGTCTTGATCTATTAACTGGTTATGAGTTTTCACTTCCTATCATCTCTTCTCCAATGGATACTGTTACTGGAAGAGATATGATGAGAGCGATGCACCATGCAGGAGGCCTTGGTATCGGCCATAGGTATTGCTCTATAGAAGAACAGGTAGAAATGGTACGACCAACTATCAGTCACCCTTACAAGAAAAAAGAAGAGAAACTGGATTGGGACAAGGTCAAAAGTACCTCCTCCTTACACCCGTTTATGAAAGAGGTTTACGTAGACCCTTACCATTCGCCAAAGGCAAAGGCCTTGAATACTGGAGTTGATGACTATCTGCAAGATGTTAAGAGTTTTAGTCACACAGCTGCAGCTGCTATTGGTGTAACAGGAGACTTCCTTGAACGTGCCCAGGAACTTGTAAAAGCAGAGTGTAAGATTCTTTGCATTGATGTAGCTCATGGCCATCACATCTCCGTGAAAAAAGCTCTTAAGAAACTTAAGAAGCAGTTTGGTGATGATGTTGTACTCATTGCAGGTAATGTAGCTACTGCAAGAGCCTTCGAGCACTTGTCTGATTGGGGAGCAGATGCAATAAGGGTAGGTATCGGCGGAGGCTCTATTTGCTCTACAAGAATCCAGACTGGTCATGGTGTACCAACACTGCAATCAATTATAGACTGTGCAGAATCAGAGGGTGATGCAAAGATCATAGCTGATGGTGGAATTAGAAATGCCGGAGATATTGTTAAATGTCTCGCTGCAGGTGCAGACTTTGTAATGCTGGGTTCGCTACTGGCCGGAACTGATCAAACCCCTGGTCAAGTGTTTACTTCAGCAGAGGGTAACAAATATAAGGTCTACAGAGGTATGGCTTCTGCAGAGGCCCAGATTGACTGGAGAGGCAAGGCAAAGTCTCTTGAGGGTGTGTCTACTACTATTCCATGGAAGGGTTCGGTGAAAAAAATCTTAAAAGATTTAGAACAAAACATTCGCTCTGGACTTTCCTACAGTGGTGCGACTAGTATAGAGGACTTGTATAGCAGTGCAAAGTTTATCAAACAAACTCAAGCAGGCATGCGGGAAAGTTTTACACATATTTTAAACAGATGAAAGAACACCACCCAGATAAAGTTGTCAAATTTGTTTTTAGCGTGTACGAAAAACTTTCAGCAGATCTAAAGATAAGATTAAGATACGACAACTTAAGCCAGACTAAATTTTTTGCTGGAATAGTCAAGCTTTATTTAGAAAATGATGAGAATATGATGAAGGTTATGTACAAAGTTAAACAAAATGCCGCGTCTATGGGTAAGAGCAAATTGAACAGAACAATAAAAGATATAAACAGAGGAGAAAATATTATGGAACAATTAGGAATCACAGATTCTGACAAACAAAGTATATTTGATTTGATTGAGATGGATTCACAAGAATATGAATAAAGAGACTTGTAAATGTTGCGGAAGAGAAAAAGAAAAATGTTGGATAGATTACCCAGAAGATGACAACTGTATATATGAGACCATCAGAAAACATGGTCCTATAACACTAGATGAGGTCTCAAAGAGACTGGGTATATCTCTGGTAAGAGTGGCTCAGATTGAAAAACAAGCATTAAAGAAACTTTCTAAGAGAATAAAAATATGACTTTTATCCAAAAAACTTACTATTTATAGTTGTACAAATACACTATTCACTAATTTGAAAAGGAGAATATAAAATGAGTGATAACAAATTACTAGCAGAGAACACAGTTCGACGCTTCATGAAACTAGCAAACGTAGACTCTTTAACTGATACTTTCATTCAGGAGACATACGCATCAAAGATGAAAGATGAGAAAGATAAAGAAACACAAAAAGAGGAAGCTGAAAATACTGAAGAGGTTGTGGAAGAATCAGAAGAAGAGATTGATATCAACGAAGAAGAGGAACTTGAACTCAATGAAGAAGAGATTGACGAGATGATGGGCTCTTCTTATAAAGACGAAGATGCGGAAATGGAAGATCCCGAAGGTGAAGGTCTCGAAGGCGAAGAGCCAGGAAAGGCAGACTTAAGCCTATCTGAAGAAGAAGCACAGGTAATCATCGATCTAGGCAAACGCCTCGAAGAAGCGATGGGTGACGAAATGGTCGCCGGCGACGACATGGGCGAACTAGATCCGGGCGAGGACATGGGCGGAGAAGAAATGGCTGCAGCTGATGAACCCGAAGGAGAAGAAGAGGATGACGAGCTTGGAATGATGGCAGAAGAAAAAGACGCTATTGTACAAGAGGTTCTGAAAAGAGTAGCAAAGAGGCTCGTATCAGAAAGAGTCAACCGATCTTAAGATAAAAATTTGTTATCACGTTCTATATGAAAACCCCAAGTTTATCAAAAGCTATGGGGTTTTTGTTTTGACAATCTCTAAAAAAAGTGTTATTATCAAATAATGAGTGATTTAGTATTTTACAGTATAATCATGTTCTGGTCTGGAGTATTCTTAACCAAGGCAGTATTTTATTTTGATATGAAGCGCAAGAAGCGCCGCTTTTATCTTTTAATGTCTGCAGCAATATTGCAAGTTCTAGACTCAATCTACACTTGTCATATGGCAGTCACTGAATACGCGTCTACAGAATTAAAAAACATAGATTCCATAGAAGAAAACGATATTCAAGAATATTTAAGAAAAGAGGGTGACAAAATTTCTATTTTCATGGATCTATATACTCTGCTCTTTATAAAGGCCACTCCGGAGAGCGGAAGAGAATATATAAACTATAGAACTTGGAAAGAAGCTCACGCTCTAATATTAAAGATGCGCGAGGCTATCAATCATGAAAAAAATAAAGGCTAGTTACTGGAAAGTGAAAGAAGACACTTATAAATTGCAAATACAAACAAAAGAAGAGCAGAAAAACATACAAAAGATGCTACCAGGCTGGCAGTGTGTTTCGTTCGGGTACGTACCATCAACAAGCGAAGAAATTTTGGTCTTCGAGAAAAGTTTTAAATCAGAAATAGACTGGACAAAGTTTCTAAACTCTGATATGATTATAGAGAAAGTAGAAATGAGAGACATAAATGAGTAAAAGAATTTCAAATCAACCAAAAAAGAAAAATAAAAAGAAAAAAGAAATTGATCTCAAAGAAGATGATAAGCAGATTGTGATTGTTAATAACATCCAGGCACCCAGCAACCCAGAGCCAGAACTGCGAACCATCAACTTATATGGGGATATAACTGAGCAGAAAGGAGCTGATGTTGTAGCAGCGCTGTTGTATTTGGAGAACACGTCTCACACTCCAATGTTAGAAGACCCCACAGATCCAGAATCAATGCCTGTTGTTGTAGCTCGTTCTATAGCAATGATGGTCTCAACCCATGGCGGCGTCGCGTCGGATATGTTTTCAATTTTGGACATTATGGATATGGTCAAAGAGAGAACTTGTGATATAGAGACATTTGGTATTGGCAAGGTGATGTCGGCGGGGGTACCCATCCTCGCAGCCGGCACTAAGGGAAAAAGAAAGGTCGGACGCAACTGCCGCATAATGCTACACAATGTCATGGCTGGAACAGGAGGTACAATTTTTTCAATGGAGAACGAATTAGAAGAGATCAAATGGGTACAGGAGAGGTACATAGAGACGCTGGCCAGCTACACTAAGTTGACACCTTCTAAAATCAAGAAACTCCTAAAGACTCAGAAGGATGTTTACATCTCTGCAGAGGAAGCAATTAAAATGGGTATTGCTGACGAGATTATCTAATTATACAGAGGAGCCTTAACATGTCGTGGCACGAAGAATTTTTATCAGAGAACAACAAGAAACCTACGCTATCAACAATGGGAGACCTTTTCAGTCTTATTGAGGAGGTTTTTGAGGCGGAAAAGGGTACCCTATTCGGACAAGCTAAGAGTGAAATTGAAATCTTAAAAGAACAGTTCCTTAATGAAAGAAAAGATTTAACTCTAACACTTCAAGCAATACCAGAAATAAGCGTAAGCGAACTAGGTTGGACAGACGTTCAAACTAAGGGTGATAAGAAGGTTTCAGGCCCAGAGAGAGAACAACTTGGCCAGTTTCTCAAGCAAATAGAAGGGCAAGACCTAGCCGCAAAAGTCGCAAGCCTGGCTCTCTTCTATGAGAATGGCCCTTCGGAAGACTACGATAGGCTACCAGTTGGTCAAAAAATCTCAAAGGTACTATCTTATCTAGTTTTTTTCAAGGCACTTACAAAGGTTGTATCGAACTTCAATGCTGCATCTGCTGGGTTCAACTTTGAAGCGTTTCTTGCTGTGCTGCTAGATGGCAAACAAGTACCAGCAAATACAGGGACTATTGCTGACTTTACTACGGGAGACGAGATACCAATCAGTTTGAAACTTTACGCCGAGAAATCAGTGGTTGTTGGTGGTTCTTTCAACGACCTCGTGGGCGACTTAGTAAAGCCACAATTCAGCGGCTTTGATGGAATGAGATACGTAGTGTGTATGAAGTCATTCAAATCATCTGAGACGGGAGAGAAGCAGGGCTCTGGACTCGACATTGAAGGCGACATCAAATTTTTTCAGTTTGATTTCACACTTGATAACATTGCGAATATAATTGCTAGGTCTATGGACAAGTCAAAGATTTGTATTCAACTTCCGGCCGCCTTCGTTGCGTCTGAGGGTAGAGAAGACGTAGCAAGTACACTTCCAGGTGCTTCAATGCCGTCCGCGCAGGACCTAGAAGACATGTTTATTGGCTTTTTTAAGCAAGAAATTGTGTCCGCACTGGAAGGCACCGGAATTGAAATCAACGACGGCCAAGTCACTGCATTTTTAGATGCGCTGAAGTGGTCAAAGAGGGATTCTCTTTTCGCCCCTGTTGGCAAAGGGGATGTGCAAAAGTTTGTTGTCCGAGGTCAATCAGGAATAAAAGGAAAGACTGGAAACTCAGAGGTGAAAAACATCGTCGATGTCCTTGCACAAGATGGCGTCTTTGACTTAGACCCTGAAAACCCTCGCGGCGCACAAGCAGTTGTCAAGGTGCTCAAAAAGCAATTTGCCCGGGCAACAGATGCCGCCAATGACAAAGTACGCGCACAGTTCGCAAGTGCAAGAGTAAAGGATGAAAGAAACAATATGCTGAAGCAGCCAGACTTTTATGCCTCGCTGGAAGATTCAGTGACCTTTTACAATAAACTCAAAGGTAATCCACAATTGCAAAAGCTCGCTCTTGAAAATTCAAGAGGGATGCTAGAAACGCACCAGTTTGATGTGAATAGAAAACAAGTGCTTGAGATATCGCAGGACCTGGGTGAAATTAAAATTGGCGCAAGAGTCGTTCAAGAGATGCTGAACAAGATGTCGCAAGACCTCAATGAAGCTATCTTCGATATTTTTACAAACGTGAAAGTAATACAAGACAGCACCTACGCATTCATGGCCGGAGGCTTGAAAGATGACGAAAAGGCTAAGGCCAGTATCAAGGCATCCAACGCGATCGCATACAAGACGGAAGAGCTTCGTCCAGAAAATCAGTGAGGTACAAAAATGAATAACATGAAACTAATAATGGAAAACTGGAGACAGTTTAAAGAAACAAAGTCATCTAGACTTGACCCCCCTGCTGATGGAATGACTCCGATAGACCCGTCGGCTTACGATGTTCACGCAGGGGGAGAAATCGGGAAGCCTCAGCCAAAAGGTGCACCAATTAAGCAAAGGAGACAAATAAGTGTCTATCCTAAACCAGGTTCACTCTTTAACACTTCGACCGGAGAAGTTAACCCTGAGGCAGCTGAAGAGTTGATGGACATCATAGATAAAGACAAGGACCTTATGATGTCTTCGGACGACCCTTACGTTGATGATTGGCTCGAAAGGACACACGCAGCGATTATGGATGCGATTGAAGGCATGCGTGAAAAGGGTCAAGCAGAACTTGATGAATTGGATGCAACTCTGGATGGTAAATTTCAAGATGCAATCGAAGACATTAGAGCTATTATTGCCGCCCGTGATTCTGATGATACCTTAGACATGCGTGGCAAAATCCGAGAAGATACTGTACCCGGCTTCGATCCAGAAACATCACAATAAACTACTTGACATTTTCGTAAAATACGTTATAATATATATATTAATGAAAGCGAGGCATAATGACCACACAACTCAGCCATGGACCTGAACTCCGCAACAAGGTTCTCGACGGCGTAAACACTCTTGCGGATTATGTAGCAACAACTCTTGGACCAAAAGGGCAGAACGTTCTGATTCACCAGAAAGATCGTCGACCCTTTATCACCAAAGATGGTGTTACTGTGGCGTCCAACGTTAGTTTTGAAGATCCGCATATGAATGCAGGTGCTGAGGTTGTAAAGCAAGTTTCTGCTATGACAAACAGTGAAGCTGGCGATGGCACCACAACCTCGACTGTCCTAGCAAGAGAAATTCTTATTCAAGCCAATAAACATATATCATCCGGCACCTCTCCCATTGAAATAAAGAGGGGCTTGGATCATTGTTTAGAGGAGGCAATTCAGGTAATTGAAGAAATGTCTGAACCTATCTCATCTGCCGATGATGTCAGACATATCGCCACCATATCAGCAAACAATGATGACACAATCGGCAGCCTTGTAGCCACAGCCGTTGATGAGGTTGGTAAGAATGGTACTGTAACTATCGAAGAGGCTCGTTCCCTTGAGACAACCCTTGATCTTGTTGAGGGTTTTAGGTTTGATAGTGGCTTTGCGGCGACAGCATTCATAACAGACGAGAGAAGAGGGGTGTGTAGATATGAAAGTCCAATGTTCTTCATTACAGATTCAAAAATAGAGCAAGTAAATCAGATCCTCCCAGCACTTGAAATAGCAGCTAGAGAAAACAGACCGTTTGTAATTATAGCAGAAGAAGTGGAAGGTCAGGCTTTGGCTGCACTAATTATGAATACTATGCGCGGATCGATGAAGGTCGCCGCTGTAAAGGCTCCTCGATATGGGGAGGAAAGAAGGGCTATAATGAGCGACCTTGCGGTCTCAACAGGTGCAAAGTTTTTTCAGCAATCAATGGGTCACAATCTCTCTGATGTGTCATTGACTGATTTTGGAAAGGCTGCTAGTGTGGAGATCACCAAAAATACGACTACGATCGTTGATGGTGAAGGAGACTATGAACAAGTTGATGAGACTATTGAGAGAATCAAAGTCGAAATACAACAAACTGATGACATCCATGAAGCGGGACGACTCCAAGATCGTGTTACTCGTCTCTCTTCTGGCGTTGCTATTATCCGTGTTGGTGCTTCATCTGAAGTAGAGCTGATTGAGAAAAAGCATCGCATCGAAGATGCTTTGGAAGCAGTTAGGTCAGCCCAGCAAGAAGGAATCGTACCAGGAGGTGGGATGACCCTGCTTCGTGTGTCCAATATGATCAACCCAAATTTTGCCTCTGAGGAGCAAGCGACAGCATTTTCCATATTTAAAAGAGCGCTGGAGTCTCCATTCCGTACAATGGCTTCGAATGCAGGCTTAATACCAGATGTTGTCATGTTAAAAGTTGAGGAATCAGAAGGCTTTGAGGGCATCAATTTTTCTAATGGCAATAAAGAAAATTTAAAAAAATCTGGCATTCTAGACCCTGCGAAAGTTACTCGGTGTGCCCTTAAGAATGCTATATCGGTAGCGGGTACTCTTTTATTGACAAACCATAGTATTGTCCATAAATAGGTAACTAATTATCTTTGTGGAGGGACCAACAATGTCAAACCAACAGGATTACAACTTAGAGTTACAATCAAAACTAGATAAAGTTTGCAACGGCATAGATGTTATGAGCGACAAGCAAGAACAGATGTCGGAGGATATAGCGAAAATAAAAGAAGCGGTATACAATCCAGACCAAGGATTGTATGCAAGACTTAGAGAGCTAGAATCTTGGAAGAAAACCTCATCCAGGATGATATGGACCTTGTTTACTACCATGATTGGTTTAATAGGTGCCTTTATATTGAAAAATTTAGGAGTATAAATGTTAGTAGAGATTAAAACCCTTCGTATCGAAAACGAGGGGTACAAGAGAAACATTTCTCTAAATAGAATTTACGTAAATGCAAGTAACATAATCTCAATAACAGATTATGACGGCGCAACAAGCTTTTTGCTAAGAGAACAATCTAATTTAAGTAGTGAAAGCTTTTCTTTGATAAAGTTGAGTGAAGGCGGAGCAGTCCAGGAAATAATCGCCTTTGGCTCAGCAGAGCAAATTTTTAATAAATTAAACAAAGTATCCAACGGAAAGAGATTATTAAATGACTGATAGATATATAATTGTTGGCAGAGTATCTTGTCCTTTTTGTGTCAAGGCAGTGGATTACTGTAAAGCAAAATCAGCGGAATTTATTTTTCTAGATTATATTGAAAGACCAGATATTCTAGATGAGTATAAGCAGTTCCATAATCAATCGACTGTACCAATAATTTTAGCTAACGACATGGACACAGGACATACAGAAAAAATTGGAGGATACTCAGATCTACTGGAGCATTTATAGTGTCAACCAGTACCACAACACCTATTAAGTTAAGCGTGTTAAGGGTCTTGTATAAGGGGTTAGAGCCGGTCAGGGATCGTCTCGACAGCATATTAGAAGATTTTTACAAGAAAAATATAATACTTTCTCAGGCAGAACATACCGCGGTCTTGGAGTTCCGTTCTGCAGCATCCACTGTTGAACTGCTTCTTTTAGACTATTTTGAACAGGCTCAGGACAACAATGTGGATACCCTCTATCTTCCAAATAAAGAGTTTCACTTATTGTTAGATCTCTCTAAGACAGCAGAGTTAGCCTACCGCGCCCCAATCGCCAACTCTGGACTATGGACCCACTAATGAATCTTTATATCGGAATAATATTAGTTTTTATTGGCCAAATAATTGGCTGGTTTCAATTAAATGCTCAATATACATCTGAGTGGTGGAAGGATAAGCCCATCTGGGCGGCATTTCTGCTTGGTGTGCCCTGTTCTATCGCCTTCTGGTACTCTTGGAAGTTTATAGTAGATGAGACAGGCTCAGCGTGGACAGCAAGGTTTATCGGCTCTTCAGCGGGTCTTATTATTTTTCCTATATTAACATGGTTCCTTCTAGGTGAATCCATGTTTACGGCTAAAACAATGATTTGCTTTGGTCTTGCAATTTTAATAATTTTAATTCAACTTTTCTATTGACATCAAAAATATCGTGGTTATATTGTAAGTGTAGCCAAGTCGCCGTAAGGGACTGAGCTATAAAATGTAACTTGCTTAACAAGGAGGAATATAAAATGAATGCAATTACTACATACCGACCTGGTCTACTAGGCCACCAAGTTATCAACGAGGTGTTTGATAATTTTTTCAACGATAGGGATCTGTTCTCTAATGTTCTCAAGCAATCCACAAAAGGCTATCCCGTTGCCGACATTTATCGAGACGACGATGGCTCTACAGTGTTGGAGTTTGCCCTAGCGGGGTTCAAGAAGAAAGAACTGTCCGTGGACATTCAGCCTGGGAAGAGAACGATCACTATCACTGGCCAAGTTGACGAGAAGAACCCAAAGAGACAAAGGATTGCTCGCAGGAACTTTACAAGAACATTTGTAAACTATGATGATAATCTTGACTTGGAAGAAGCAGAAGCTCAGTTTGAAAATGGTTTATTGACTGTTAGAGTTCCGCAAAGGCCAGAGGCCCAACCTTTGACCATTGAAATCAAGTGATTTGGGGGGAGCGAAAGCTCCCCTATTTTTTGTTGGTTGAATACTGCACAATCTTCGCCTTTGCGTTCTGAATCTGACCGTCAAGATTGTAAATGTCTGCAGACCGCCACTTGGTCTTTAGTTTTTTCAAGAATTGAATTTCTGCCTTGTAAGCATAGATTTCGCTCGCACTGCGCGCCGCTGCCACCAATGGATTGACCTCGCTTAAGATTTGATTGTACAAAATTTTCATATCTTTGGGTCCAACTCCAGTTATTTTTTGCGTGTCCGTATCGAAGTCAAAAAGTCCTGCTTCGATAGCTTTTTGGAATATTTCTTTTACTTTTTGGTTTATAAATTTATCAAACTCCCTTGGTTCAACCGCATGAGCTACTTCGTGCACGATTGTACTGGCGACCTCCATGGCTTGGCCGGCAATATGATAATCGATTTCGTCGGTAATGTCTTTGTGAATTTTTTTGAAGTCCTTCGTGAGCTGCTTTGGAGATGCTTTTTTGCTGAACTTATTTTGATTAACAATATCGTCCTTAAACCCGCGCAGCACATCACCGCTTTGCCATCTAGTTCGAAACCCAGAGAGATTAACAAAAGCGGTGTCATCTGTCTTTTTCTGCGCACCAGTGAGTTTGCTGTCGTATTCACTCGCTACAATCTGTCCAATTTTAAGCGAATCTGCATCTTTGAAATAATAGTCAGCCCACCGTAGAATATACCGTGGGGTTTTGTCCCAGTAGTGACCAAGGTTATCATCACTTGGGCTATCATGAAATATTATTTTATTAAGAACAGGTGAACTTTTAATAACTTCAGGCCCCGCCAATTCGATAAGTTCATAAGCTTTGTCGATAATTTGTTGTTCTGGAAACGGCATGCCCGCCACATTCTTCTCCTCACTTAAGAGGAATTTCCTCCAACTCTCCATTATTAGTTTGTATTGCATAATTATAACTAGTTTTCTTCGTTTCCCATTGACTATTTATAGTAAAAAGGGTATAATACTACTATGAATTTCAACAACACATGGCGAAACTACGTCAACCAACGTCCCAAATCCAAGGGCCTTCTTCTCGGAGAGCAGATTATCCGAGAGAGAAGGTTAATAGCAGAAGGTAAGAAAGACGATGCAAAGAAAGCAAACCCTATCACTGACTCTTTTGAAGTGGTGGACGTCCTGGCTATCCAACTCCGAGCAGAATTTGGCGACAAAGGCATGGCGAAGTATATTGGTTACGCCACCAGAGAAATGGAAGAGTTCTATAGACAGAACACAAGAAAAGATGGGAATAGATATATCTTAAATCCGGATGTCTTGGCAACGCGCCACTTTGAAGAGGTCATGGGGTCAGTGTTAGGTTTCCATAGAAATTTACAAAGACTCGAACTAAAAGACATAAACAAATACACACTACAGTCTTTGACTAGAGTAATAGAAGAGCTTGGCCAATCCGAAACCGCAAGAAAGAAAGCTTTCTATGATGAAAAAGAAGCAAAGAGAAACTCTGAGTTAGTTTTTAACTCGAATGGTATACATGCAGTTAGACCACTTACAACTCAGGCTTCGTGCTTCTTCGGTCACAACCCAAGGCTTACTACTTGGTGTATATCAACAAAATCAAAGAGAAACTACTTCAAGCAATATACAGAAGAGGAAGGCAAGGCGTTTGTGATGGTTAGGTTTTTTGGTGTTGAGGAAGGAACCGACAATCATATGTGTTCCATGCAATTTTCAGGACCAGGAGAGCCAGAATTTGAGATGTGGTGGGACGGCCCAAGGAACAGGGCACAGAACCCGGATGACTTCTTCTCTGTTTTCCTAGAGCACGTCGAGGGAATGTTCCCAGACGATGAGGAAAACTGGTCTGACCTTGCACAAGAACTGCATGACAGCCTCGTCGCTGCAGCCACCGGTGTTGTGTGGGATGATCCACCTGCCGACCCAGTAGATGCCATCACGCCAAAGTGTGAAGCAATAGAGGCAGCTTTCAAGGAAAAGTCAGAATTTACCACAATTTGGTGGACGACAGACCAAGACACGTTTGAAGAGCATGGATATGTTGCGGTTGACTTTGGTGCAAACACGGAGTTCAAACTCACACCAGAGGACCACGGAATTCCAGCAGAAGTTATAGGAAAAACTGATGAGTATAATTTCTGGCGTGGTCTAGAAAGTCGCTGGGAAAAAGCTTGCAAAGATGCTGGTCTTTATGCATATGAGAAATACGACTTGTATACGACTGCTGCAGCTGCTTCATTGCCAGAAGGCACCGTTGTATTAGGTCTGCAACACGAGGGTGATGAGACCGTAGGCGGCTACACGCTTGAAGGTTTCGAAGAATTTGCTGATGCTGCTTTGAATCTAGATAAGACAGACGCCATAGAGTCTATGAAGATGGCCATAGCCATCTTGCAGCAGGAGTTTGGAGAGCAAGAAACAGGCTTACCAGCAGAAGACGAGCAAGGTTTTGACGATGAGATAGATGAGAATACGTTTTACAAAGATTTAGAAAAACAACTCCTTGGGGAAGAGAAAGGGAGAACCAGACAAAGAGGTATCTATAAGTTTCACTGTATGATTTCATATAGCCTCACAGCGGAACCGGAAAAGGCCAGAGGCCTAGATGACATCTTAGCTGACATGCGTGCATTACAAAACGTAACTATTGTTACTGTTGCGATAAGAAATCAAAAAATTGGAGAAGGTAGATATATAGCAGGTCTTGCGATTAAATTTATACCATCAATTCCAGGAGAAATCGGCCAGCCGGAAATGACAAAAGCAAGAATAGTCAGAGACATAAAGAGATTAGCAAATATAAAATCACTTTTTAAACTATCAGCAGGATTAACAAGATTAGAATGACAACGAAAACACCTCAGCAATTTCGAAGACAAAACGTCAAAAACCTTTTTGACAAAATTCTAAAGAGAGGAAAAACAGAACTTATACCACTTTCTATAGATATTTCAGAATCTATAGAAGATGGGTTAACAACGGTGAATTTATCTTTAACGGAGAAATCTTATCATTCGGTAAAGGTTAAATTTTTAAAGGATATAAAGGCAAAAGGCTACGTAGATGGCCTTTTCAAAGGACTGCAGGAAGAATACAAAGAATCTTACCCAACCCTAAATAGAATAAAATTAATAGACTTATCAGTTATACCTACCATTAAGAAGACCAGCAGCGTAGGTTCCGATGCTAAAACTAATGTATCGCTTTCAGTTAATGTTGATCAACATGGAGAGGCGGAGTTCTACCATAGATCCCGATCAATGGTTCGCTCAAGCTTCTTTGCTGTCTTGAAGGCATTTGAATTTTATATAAATTGTGAAAGAACATTTGTGAGTTTGAAGAATATCCTAGAAGATGCACAGTCTCGCAACCGCGGTGATATAATACAGACTTGCTTGCTAGATCTAAGTAAGTTGACAGAAGTCAATACTTATGAAGGGTGAAAAACCAAACTGGCCTTTTGTAGTATCAGCTATTTTTTTAGCCATTGCCTTGCATTTAGTCAAAATTAAAATGAACTTGTAATCTACACTCTAATTATTCATAGAAGAATACTATGAGTGAATGCAACAAAATTTTGAGAGGTCTTAGGGTCGGAGACTTAGTGACACACGCGCTGTACGGCGACCGATGGGTTGGACTTATAATTGATTTTGAAGAGGTTTTCGATAGTAAATCTAAGAATAGAAAAATAAAAGCACTAATACAAATACAACCAGGCACTGACTTTGAGGGGTTCTTCAAGAGAACTTCTCCAAAAGATAGAATTAACGACAATCGAGGTTTTGTGTCAGTTCACTGGCTGTTTAAAATAAAAGAGAGAAAATGAAATCTTTAGATTTACACGGAACGAAACACGAAGAAGCAGACGAAAAGGTCAGAAGATTTCTAAATTTTGTGTGCCTGCCCTGTTATATAATTACAGGTAATTCTAAGGAAATGAAAGACATTGTTAGAGCCATTGTAAAAGAATATAAATGGCACTGTCACGAGAAAGACAGCTATAATAGTGGCACATTAATTATTAAAGATCAATTATTATGGTAAATGCTTGACAAAGTCAAACAAATCTGATATAGTATACACACAATCACAACAAAGGTAACACAATGAACTACGGCTATGCTTGTATCAACGAGACACTTGGACGAGGCCCTAAGAAGACTCGCGTCACAACTAACCGATCTATGATCAAACGAACATTCAAAGAGAAGGGTATCAAGTACGCATCTGAGCTTGCACTTCAAAACGTCAAGGACTTGGTGAAGATTCTTGCGTGGAATGAAGAGAACGACATTAAATTCTATCGCATGTCCTCCGACATTTTCCCGTGGTGTTCAGAATACAACTACTATGACCTACCCCACTACAGAGAGATCAAGTATTGGCTACGGTACGCGGGTGACTATGCCAAAGAGTGGGGGCATCGCTTGACCTTTCACCCTGGGCCATTCTGCTGCTTGGCTTCGCCAAACTTCGAAGTTGTGGAGAAAACATACAAGGAACTCAACAACCACTCTCGCATCTTCGACATGATGGGCTTCGAGCCAAGCCACTACAACAAGATCAACATCCATGTCGGCGGCACATACGGTGATAAGGGCAAAACAGCAAAAAGATTCATTGAGAACTTCAACAGACCTGGCGGACTTGATGAAAACACCAAGAAACGTTTCACACTAGAGAATGACGACAAAGCCTCTATGTGGAGCACAAAGGAGATTTATGATTACATTCACCACGAAACTGGAATCCCGATTGTTTTCGATTACCATCAT